AAATAATATTATGGCTTCGGGTGGTAGGAAAAGAAAATATGTTCAAGCTAGAAACATGTTATGCTATATGATGTATAGCAAATTAGACTATAAGCTTGAAGAAATAGCTGTCAAGATAGGATACAAAAATCATACTTCAGTTATGCACTGCATTCAAATGCACGATGTAGATCTAAAGTTTGACTTATCTTATGCTGACAAATACAAGTACGTGGTGGAAAATCTAAGGATAGATGATCCCCATGATACGGGTGTTGATTACACCAACACTCAAGGAACTCTAAAGTCTTTCCATTATAAAATTCTAGCATTAGAAAGCAGAATGGAAGCTTTGGAGAAATTTATTAATTAACTAACTAATTTTTTTTATTATGAATAATGAAAACATTTACTGCGGAAGCGGTACAGAAAAGGTCTTCGATGAAGGAAGATCGCTAATTAACTTTTCACTTGATCTAGCAAAACTAAAGGATCATGTGTATGAGTATAATGGCAAAAAATATGTCAACCTAACTATTGGTGCCAACAGAGACGGTGCTAATGAATATGGCAAGACTCACTATGTTAAAATAAATACTTTCAAACCTGAACCTCAGACTGAAAAAAAGGAGACTAAAAAAGAACCTTTACCATTTTAACATAACAACTGGGGGAAATAGGGGTTTCCCCCTTTAATAAAACATGAAACTATGTATTTAAAAATATCCGAACACACATCTATTGACAGCAACTCAATCGCAGGTTTTTCTTGTGAAGGTAGAATCCTATACATAATTAGGAAAAGTCATGACAAACCTCTGGATATTATATACGATACTGAACAGGAATGTAGCCGAGTTTTTCAAAACCTAAACACACACTTCAAGTGCAAAGATCTAGTCACACTATTATCAAGCACAGAAACTAAAAGCGACAGAGAAACAAAGCTAGCCATGTTCAGAGCATTTTGGAATCTGTATAACAAAAAAACTGGTATGCAGAAATGTCAGGACAAGTTTCTTAAGTATGGGGTAGCCACGATGCAGACCATAATAGATGCTGTACCTACATATGTAAAAGAAACTCCTGACCCAAAATTTAGAAAGAATCCACTGACATGGTTGAATGGAGAATATTGGAAAGATGAAAAAGAAATAGTGGCGGAGAAAAAGAAACAAGAATTTAATGTAAACGATTTATTTAAATGAGCCTAAATAATGATAGAATACGAATTAATAAAACACAAGGGGAGGTAAGACATATATGTCATAATTGTTCTGGGGATCGCAAGAAACCCAACGAGAAATGTCTAGCAATAAACGCAGAGACTGGAGCATATTTGTGTCACCACTGCGGAGATAGTGGAATTATTAATCAGTACAAAACATACGAAAAGAAAAAAGATATAGAATATTCTAGACCCGTAATGACTAACTCCACTGGATTATCAGATGATATGTTAGAATGGTTTAAGTCTAGAGGTATATCTCAAAAGATATTAATAAAAAATAAAATAACACAGAAAAAGGAATATATGCCACAAGCTTCCGAAAATAGAAATGTTATATGCTTCAACTATTTTAGAGATGGAGAGCTTGTAAATGTGAAATACAGAGACGCAGAAAAAAACTTTAAGCAACACAAAGATGCTGAAAAGATATTCTACGGTCTTGATGACATACAAGATCACAAAGAGGTATATATAGTAGAGGGTGAGATGGACAAGCTTTCCCTCAATGAAATAGGTATAGAGAACTGTTTGTCGGTTCCTGACGGTGCACCAAATCCTGGAACTAAAAACTATGACAATAAGTTCTCTTACCTAGACAACTGCTGGGAATATTTTAAGGACATAGAAAAAGTATACATATGTTCCGACAACGATGTAAACGGAAGAGTTCTGTTAGAAGAACTTAGTAGAAGGATAGGTAGAGAGAGATGTTACGTTGTAAAGTTCCCAGACGAGATCAAAGATGCTAACCAAATGCTTGTAGATCAAGGTGTGTTAGCTCTTGAAAAAGTATTGAAAGATGCTGAACCATATCCAGTAGACGGTATATTTACTGTTAGATCTGAGCAAGACTACATGATAGATGTATTCAATAACGGTAAGAAGAAAGGACTAACTACAGGATATCAAATTTTAGACAATCACTATACCCTCAGAACTTCAGAGTTAGATGTGTGGACAGGGATCCCAGGCTCAGGTAAAACAATGATGGCTATGCAGATAATGTTAAATGCCTCTGTTTTATACGGATGGAAGTGGGGAATATTTTCTCCAGAAAACTATCCTGTGGGAGACCTGTTCGACACTCTAGCTGAAATGTATATTGGTAACACATCTGATGTAGATGTGCAAGATAGGATGAGCATATACGAATATGAAAAAGCTATAGAGTTTTTGAATGATCATTTTTTTGCTATATATCCTGAAGACGATTTTAGTCTAGACAATATACTATCTAAGTTTAAACATTTAGTTTTGAGACATGGTATAAAAGGCTGTCTGTTAGATCCGTTCAATCAGCTGGATCATAAGTTTCAGGGTAAAGATGAAACAACTTACATAGGTGAATGCTTGACTCAGATACGTAGGTTTGAACAGGTTAATGATCTAAAGTTTATAATTATAGCACACCCCAGGAAAATGGATAGAGATGACTCTGGTGGATATAAAAAGCCTACAGCTTACGATATTAGCGGTAGTCAAAACTGGTTCAACAAAGCTGACAATGTTATATGTATACACAGAGATGACTCCATGGATATAAACAATACATCAGTGGCTTTCAGTGTCCAAAAGGTTAAGTTTCAAAAGCTAGTAGGTGTGCCAGGAGAAGAGTCATTAAAATATGACAGAAGATCTGGTAGGTATTTAGATTATCAAATGAGCTGTCCGTTGGATAGTGTTAGTCAAACCCACAGCTTGTGGATCAAAAATACGTACTGATGAGAAAGACAATATACTTACTAACACTTAATTGTTATTACCAAAATGTAAATGTGAATAGATTGGGAAAAAAAATGGTTAGTAAGAATAAAAATAATATAGTGATAGAGAAATGTTTTACAGAGAATAACATAAAGAATCTTATGAACTGTAAGAGATCTATGGATAAGATAAGGTTTGAAATATCTAAGAAAACAAAAAAGGAAGTTGAAGTAACTATAGAAGAGATAGTTAGCTCTATAGACCTAGGTCTGAGTAATGATATATATTAACTAAAATTAATTATTATGGATAGAATATTTTTTATTGTGGTTATGCTGACGTTACAGCTATCCGCACAGATTCAAAACGGTTTGTATTACTCAAAGGATATATACACATCAGATGTTAATAACTACGAGACTTACAATACAGAAAAGATTGACGCAAAGCAATACATAAGAATAACAGATAATGGTATAAGAATATACAGTAGAGGTGGCATAGGTGTTTACCATGCCTGGATAAATATAGGTATGTTTGATAAGCATTATACCTACGTTCTTAGCAACGGATCTAAAGTATGTTATGGACCAGAGATCAAGGGTATATATTACTTCTACGATAACGAATATGATCCTATTGAATATAAAAAAGTTATTGAGTTCAGGAATCTAAAGAAAGTTAAAAGATCTAATAACTACCTTATGAATATAAGATGAAAAAAAAATATAACAAAAAGATAAGGAATGCCACAGCCACTACCTTCAACGGAATTAAATTTAAATCAAAGCTAGAGAAGTTCACTTACCAGTGTCTAAAAGTGGCTGGCATACCCTTTAACTACGAGAAAGATAGGTTTATACTGATAGATAAGTTTACCTACAAAGGAGAATCTATAGAGAAGAAAAAGAGTAAAGGCAAGAATGTATTTGTCAAAGCCTCCAAGAATATATCTCAAGCTACATACCTGCCTGACTTTACCAATCTTGATCAAGGTTGGATCATAGAATGTAAGGGTCTTAGAACAGAGGCGTTCAATCTCAGATGGAAATTATTTAAAAGTAGTCTTGCAAAACAGAAAAAAAATTACGATCTTTACATGCCTGGCACTCAAAAACAAATAATGGAAGTTATTAATTCTATAAAAGAAAAAACAATGATTTCAAATGAGGACAAGGAGAAACTAAACAAAAAGATAAGAAGAGATTCTCAGTTGGAGGCAGAACAAAACGGAATGGATCTTAGATCTAAACCGTATAAGAATAAAAAAAAATACACAAGAAAAAACAAACATGCTAAAGACAGTTTTTAAATCATTACTTGGTGACGCTTCAAAGATCATAGACGATGTGGTTACGACCAAAGAAGAAAAGATGTCACTTAAGTTACAAATGAAAGAGATGATTGAGAATGCGAAAGCAAATGCTCAAGAACAAGTAACAAGAAGATGGGAGGCTGACTCTAAAGCTGGATGGTTGCCAGCTAATATAAGACCTATGATACTAGCTTTTTTAACGATCATGCTGGTGGTTATGTCATTCTTTGACGGTAACGTAGGAGACTTTAAAATGAATCCAATGTACGGTCCAATATATACTCAGCTCCTACTTGTCGTATACTCAGCGTATTTCGCTGGTAGATCAATCGAGAAAATAAAAAATAATAACAATAAAAATAAATTAAATGGAAACGAAAAAAATTGACGAAAAAGATCTTCAACAAATAAAAACTTTAAATGAAGAGAAAAACCGAATGGTAGTAGACTTTGGTAGATTAAAAACAGATATCATAATGGTAGAAGCTAAATTAAAAGAGCTTGTTAAAATGGAAGAGGATATGGTAGCTGAGTTTAAAGGTAACGAAACTAAAGCCAGTAAACTTATATCTAAACTAAACAAAAAATATGGTGGTGGTCAAATAGATATTGACAAAGGCACGTTTACTCCATCCCCTAAATAATGATAAACCCACCGCATGGGTGGGCTTACCGAAACCAAAAAACTTAAATTATGAACTATGAAAGTTCACATGATTTACTAATATACAAAAATATATTTAAATCCTAAAAAATTATACTGTAATTTATTAACAACTATGATCGTAATAACTTATGGTAACATCCTCTCCATTCTTTATAGCCTGTGCTATCTTGGGATATATACGCATGTAGGCTCTTGTTGATGATCCTACAAAACCGTTCTTCTTGATTTGATTGTTCTCCTGTGAGTCCCCAACAAGTAAACACCCAGCGGTGTCTTCATCAGTATTACCACAGTGAATAAGAATATACTCAAAACCAGGGACATCAAGAACATGAAGCATGCCGATATGAATATCAGCGAAACGACCAGAATATTTTTTATGGTATCCACCAACCGTTCTGAGACCCAACTTGTAAGTCCCTTCAGGTATTCTTGTCTCGCCATATACTTTTGAATCTCTTTGTTCATCTTCTAAAGTGTAGCACAAAAAGTTTCTCTTACCGTCTTCTACAGAAAACAAAAGACCATTAGTAGAATCAGGCTCACTAGAGAACCTTATTACCTCAAGTTTCATTTACGCAGATATGAATAACATGTACTCTACAGTCAAGCTTGTTGCTACGCTTGGTGTATACACAATGTCATTATTGTCATCGTGAGCACTCCAAGGCATAAACATCCAATCTCCAGCGTATAATCTACCTATTTCTTCTCCATTTATTTTAATAGTAACAAACTCTGATCTAGTTGTAGAACAGTTTTTAATATATAGTTTGTGAGCTTTGTTAGCACCGTAAGTTGTAGCTGGAGTCGCATCAAACAAGTTAACATCAGCAGTTGCTGTAGTTGTCTTTCTAGACAATCCCTCTAACTGAGTAATACCTGTAGTTGTGCCAGCATCAAACAAAGTAGCTGTAGCTGTTAAGCTAAGAGCATCTGATGTTAAATCACTAGAAGATAGTGTAATTTGTGCAGTTGTTGTTGCCATTTATTTTTTATTTATTGTTAATAATTTTTATCAAATATAATCATTTTATATCTCAAAACCAAAGTTGAATATCATAAATCTAAATTTTGAGCAATTAGTTTTTTCGCATATATAGCAAGGACAATATTTTATTTCTAATAAAGTTATAGTTCCAAGTCTTAGCGATATACCATACTTTTCTTTTTTATTTCCTGCGTTCCAAGAATTAATCCAATTCATATTTTTTATTTTTAATTAAACTTTGCTAGCATTATTTGATCAATGCTTTTCTGTATTTTCTTTTTATCTGCCTCCAGCTGAAACATTATGTTAGCTGAAAACCTTTCTTTTTCTTTGCCACTTTCAAATATGATGATCGTAGGCACACTTAGCACATCATAGTCGTTCTGCAAGCTAGTGCAGTGCATTATATCTACTCTGTAAACAGTAGCGTCTTTTAAAGATCCTAACTCGCTAAACTCATTACTTTTGTTCCAGTCAGCCCAGAACTCTACAGCTACTATATCTTTGGCTATTTTTTCATTAAAATTATTTACGTTCAAAAAGTCTTGAGACTTTGATTTACCTGCTAATATTAAAAAAAATATAAATAATAATAATAATTTTAAATCTATATATTTCATGCTACTCTAATTTATCTATCTTATCTCTAAGATACTTAATATCTTCTTTTATTTCAGTAACATCCTCCTGGGTCGTAAGTATAGTTTGACGGATCATACGATCCTTCATATCAAACTCCATCTTAGTAACCTCTGGCTTTGGTGGTTCTGGAAGCTCTTTAGCTTCCTGTATGTCAGCCTGTAGGGTAAACCACATTCCTACGAATGCAAATATTAAAACTGATATACCTCCTAAGGTTTTTAGACTCACTTCAAATTTAGAGTCCTCCGATAATTCTTTCATAATTAACTTTTTTTATTAACTCTGCATTTCCATTTTCTTAGTGCCAACGCTTTTCTTGTTGGTCTTCCTTTTTTATCTTTTAGTGGACCTTTCATTCCACTCATTCTAGCACAAAAAGACTTACGTCTCTTAGCTGCTTTACTACCCTTTTTAACCTTACCAGTAACAGGGGCACCCAGTTTACTTCCAGGATTAGCTCTTCTATAAGAAGCTCTACCCTTTTTGTTTAAACCGCCAGTGGGACTCTTGCCCTCTTTTCTCTGCCATGCTGGTGTCTTTGCCATTACTTTTTCTTTTTGTTTACCTTAACCCCCCTTTGTCTTCTAAGAGCTTCTTTAGCCCTTTTAAATATAGAAGCCTGCTTAGGCTTGCCACCATACTTAGATCTTTGCTCACCTACAGTTAATATCTGTATCTTTCTAGCGTAAGGTTTATTTATTCTTTTTACCTTGGCTACAGTGGCTCTAGCATCAGACTCAGTAGCGTACTTTATACTAACTGTATCTTTAGGATTCTCATCCGTATATAATCTTCTACCTGAGCCCTTTGGCTTTTTACCTGTTCCTACAACTGGATCTTTAGCCATTACTTCTTCTTTTTTCTTTTGTTAATTCTAGTCCCTTTCTTTCTCTTATATCTACTAACTCTACCCTTAACATTTTTTTCTTTCTGTGCTCTTCTTCTCTCAGACTTACTTAACTCACTCCAAGTTGCTGGAGTATCTTTACTAACTCTTTTTGTAGGTCTAAAAGTATTTTCTCCGCCACTGTAATCCTTCTTACCCTTAGGTGTTCTCCAATCTTCCTTAAACCATCTTTTGAGTCTAAGCCCCGCTTTTGTTTTACGGACAGCCATTATCTTCTCTTTTTCTTTTTCTTTTTACCTCCTTCGCCCCAGTTTCTTACACCAACTTTTCTACACTTAGCCATGGCTCCACTTCTATACGCAGAAGTTTTAGGTCCATATCTACGAACCACCTTATAGTAACAAGCATCTTTCTTAGATGTTTTGCCACCTTTCTTATATTTTTTTACAACTCTTTTATTTACTCGGGTCATTAGTTTCCAACTTGTTTTTTAGCTGCATTATGAGCTTGAGTAAAAGTCTTTCCCTGCTTCATAAGCTTAATCATAAGATTCATATGTTTTTTAGTATGATGTTTGCTATGTTTTTTCAGAGTGTCCTTTTGTCTATCAGTTAGACCGTCTGTTCTTTTAACTAATTTAACTTTAGATCCAGTTCTAGACATTGCTGGTCTTCCGACCTTATTACCGTAAGTTCCTTTTCCGCTTGGCATATTTTTATTTTTTAGAGAATTTTTCTACGCCACTTATTCCGAAGCATCCTAAGACAACCCAAACAAAAGAGTCGTATACAAATTCATTTATTACTAGATCTTTACCAATCCAGCCTGTTACCAGATCAGCGACCATTATTATACACATTATTATAAAAGCTACAAAACCAACTATAGCCTTCTCATTCCAATCATTATTGTCTTTAAATATATTCATTACATTCCACCTCTCATTGGGTCATACATACTGATATCAGGTGCCCCTCTCTTATCCGTTTCATTAACTTTTTTTATAAAATCTTCAAACTCTTCACGATATTCTTGTGCGAATTTTTCTAAGAGATCGATGTTTTTTTGTCTTTCCTCTGCATTTTTGTCTCTAGTTTCAACTGTTTCTGCTACTCTACCTGGTATTTCCGCTGTTCCTGTCCTTTCTCTTTCTGGCATTTCCGCCCCCTCCTGAGGAATTGTTTTCTTTTTTAATGGCACTCCCCCTTCTTGCATAATTATAAGAGCATCCATAGTATCATCTTCACGCATTTTAAACTTAGGCATCTTAGATCCCATCTCCATGAATCCAGTTCTCTTCATCATTTCTCCACCCTCTTCCATGCTATACATTTTGTTTTTACCTCCTTTACCATATTTCATCTTCATTCCTTTTTCAGCTTTTCTAAGCATAGCTAGATCTTGAGCATCGATGTCTCCATCATTATCTTTATCCATTTCCCTAGATTGAGCTTTTGATAATCCACCCACTCTATAAGTCATTCTGGGCTTGTTCATTCCTCCGCCCATATATTTTTTTCTCATTTTCATTTTGTTAAGTATTTAATTTTACCATTTTCTATATATATGTCTTCAGGCTTTCTTATGACCTGACCTTGTAAATTATATAGTAATCCAGATTTTTTTGACTCATCTAATATTTCTTCAATACTAGATCCGCAGGGCATTCCTGTTTCACAGTCTACATATTCTGTGCTTACTACTTCAACGTATTCTATTTCAGTTACTGTGTCTGTCACTATCACATCTACGTATTCAATTACATCAATATACAAAGTATCTAAAACATCTGCGTAAACAGTATCTGTTACATATATATATTGTGTCTCAACAACAGTTTCGTACTCTATAACAGTCTCATATTCTACTATAGTGTCATACTCTGTTATGTACTCAGTAATATACTCTATTACTGGTATGTCTATAAAAACTGTATCACATCCTATCGGTATAGGAGGTAAACAATCTGTAGGTAAAGTTGGACCTTCTGTGTTTTCATCAGCAGCATCTACACAATCTTCCCAGCTATCATTTATCCAATCAGCTTGAACGCAACCATTTGGAGAATACTGAGTCCAGTTTGATGGATCATCTCCACAGTAAAACCCTCCTTGCTGTGCACACTCTAAACACAAAGCTTGAAAATCAAATTGCTGAGAATAACTTAGTGATCCTATAAACGCAAATAAAAATATCAACCTATTCATAACCTAAAATATTAAATAATTAAAACCAAACTTTACTTCATATACTGGCTTCATCCAGTATCTCATGTGCGTTCCTTCCACAAACATACCTAAGTGTTTAGTTATTCTTGATCCAAGCACTATGCCAGCATCCCATTCTATATTATCCCATTCTTCGACTCCGTACTCAAAAGAGTATTCGTCAAGACCAAAGTGAAAAGGCATGCAGTTAGCCCATAAGTGTATCCACATCTTATCCGTATATTTATAATACGCTAAACCTAACACAGCACTTAACTCTTTTTGTAGTCCAAGTTTGTCCAACTCCTTTTCGTTATATCTAGCAACAGCATCTCCGAAGTAGTGGTTGAAGAACTCATCATTTGAGGTAGCGACTAAAATAGAGTCCCCACCACTAACATCGTACCAATTTTGGTTCACGTAAAAACCTTGAACCCATTGTTCTGGAGCGTACCCAAAGTCTTGAGCCAACTGTTGAAAAGTGGACTCGCCAGGCACCCAGAAGTCTTCTATGGGGGTAACACCATAGACAGGATGAATACGAAAAACTCCTCCGATTGTAAAATCCCAGTTTCCTTTGTTTATTCTAATTCTATTATCAAGCGATGCGTATCTTAAGTTAACTCTCTGATTATCAGTAAACTGAGCCTTAGACACAAACTTGTCACCTAAATACCTTAACCATAATTTTTGATCTACAAACTTCTCGCCCCTACTTCTTATAAAAGAAAAGTTAAGCAAGTATTCCCATCCCACAGCATTACCAAGTGTAACATTGTCTGCTACAGCCTTTTCTGTTCCGTAATACCAAGTCTTCACTTTGTACTCATAATCAAACCTAGCTATCTTTCTAAGACCTACAGTTAAGTTATAATCGTAAGGATGTACAATGGTAACATCTTCATAACCTTTAGACACAGCGATATAGTCACCTCTTTCGCTAAAAGGTGTGTTCATTGTCATAGATGTATAAAAGGTAGAGTATTTAAAGAAGTTTCCTTGACCAAAGACGGTTGAAATGCCGAACACTAAAACCATCATTAGAATATATAGTATGTTAGTTACATCTTTTTTCATTACACAAATATAATTAAAAATCATTAATCTAGAGGTATATTAACATCTTTTATCAGATCTTCAAAGAAAAATCCAGTAGCTAGTGGAAGCTTTTTAATAGAGTCTAATTTTTTCTCTTGACCATCTGGCATTCTTAAAACATCTTTATACTCTCTAAAAACTTTTCTAGCATTTTTATAATATCTATTATACTCCTCGTCTTTAGTAATCTCAATACCCATACTATCAAAAGCTCTACCTATTGCAACATTAATTTCCCCTGGTTTGTCAGAAGTTTCCTGTAGCAAGACTCTAGTTATAGCTGATCTATTTTTATCGCCATCTCTATATTGTCTAACTAATTCGACTATAGTTGGATCTCCTATAGAAGCATAAGTTATATTATTATGATAACCTGTGAGCCACCTCTTCCAATCATTTTTGTCAAAAACATGTGTTTCTATAAATCCAGGTTCCTTGCTTAACTCTTTTACTGACTTCTTTACAGCTTCAACAACCATCACATTATCTAATGTTTGCATTATTTCAGGTAGGGTTTTATCTCTATATTCTTCCCTAAGCTCACCATTGTCATCTAATGGTAATGTGAAAATATTACCCTCTTTATCTACGTAAGTTTTGTTTTGGCTATCGTATGTTACACCCATATCTTTAGCAACTTGTCTAAAATATTGATCAAACACATAATTCACGTTTGCATTTTCATTAACTAAAGTCTTAGTATTTTCAACTAATGGATCTACATCTCTCTCTGTTAGATCAACCTTACCTATAAATCTATCTTTAGCTGGTCCAAAGAAGTCTTCAGTAAATTCAATAAAAGCTTTGTCTGTTTCTATCTTGTCCGCATCAGGTCTAAGTACATTGCCGCCTACAGTATATACATTATTAAATGTTTGATACCAAGGATTTCTATCAAGATTAGTAAATACAGATCCCAGTCCCTCTTTTAAGTTTTGAGTGTTAGCAAGGGGATCAACAACATTTCTAACCATTCTACCGTCACCAAGAAAATCACTAGCATAGTCAAATGTTGTTGCTAAAGCTTTTATCAACTGATCCTCTTCTGAGCTTAAATTTCTCATTCTTAAAGGACCTATCACATTTGGATCCCCCCTCCAAACTTGTTCTTCTCTCCAAAGATCATAGTTTTTGTATATTTTATAAAAGGCTGATATACCTGGATTCGAAGCTAAGACACCCTCGGTTGGAATAGGCATAGACTTTTTAAACATGTCTAAATAATCCTTTCTGGTATTTGCAGATGGTCTTCCAGTTATGTTTTGATAAGCCAAGTCCTGAGCAGGAAGTTTAATAAAATCTAATGAAAGATCAGTAGGCAGTTTTAAATAAGAAGGATTAGTCACTGTATTTTGTCTCCTTTCCTTTTCTAAAGCTCTGATTCTCTCAGACAACTCAATAGTGGGATTTTCAAGATATTCTAACCTCATATTTTCAATAGCAATTTTGAGATTTTGTTCTTTTTCAGGATCTAAATAATCATGCCCCGACCAAGGAAGCATAACAACAGTGTGATTTTTCTTATCATACTCACTAACTTTGTCATAAAGATATTCAGTGTTTTCTTTGTCTTGCCTTAGTAAATCTTCTTCTTGCTCTCTTAACTTTATCAAATCATTTATTATCTCAGCGTCTGTTGTGTTTCCTGAAGTTATAGCTTTGTCATACATTTTTTCAAGCTTCTTAACACTTCTAATATTATTAAATTTATTTTGATTTTGATCCATGAAGTTTTTATCCAACTCCTTATCTATTCTTTCTTTTTCGTCTTCATCACGATATAGTCTAAACGCTGCTGATAAAGAGAATGCTGTTGCTGCATAAAATATAAATTGAGACTGTGCAAGATCCCAAAAGAACTGAGCTTTATTTTTCTTAGCGTACTTTAAACGAGAATACATAACTTGAAGACCTGCGTTTAGATAAGCAAAACCTGCTTTTTTATCAAGAGACTTTATTTCATTACCACCCCCATTAAAGTTAGCGTAATCAACAGCATTTCCTACAGCCAACCTTACAATTTCTTTGTACTCTTCTTCATTAGGATCTCTACCATTTTCTTTTTTAAACTTCTTTATATAGGTGGATTTCCATCTTTGCGTATTAGCTAACCTACCCATTAACTCACTCCATTGATTTAAAGAACCGAAATATTCCATTGTTTTTCTAAGAGCATTAACTTTATTTGGATCTGAAAATGGCTGATCGTCAGGGTCTAAAACTATTTGACCGCTCAAAGATGCTTGATTAGCAGCCTCTACAGCTTGATTATACGTTAATCCCTGTTCTTTTTGTAATTTATCTATATACTGCTCTAAAGGATCTTTGTAGGCTTTTACGTTTCCATTTTCTGAGTTTATACCTTGAGTGTTAAAAAAATCAAGATTACCTCCACCAAGCATATATTCATCAACCAAAGGTGTGGGAACATCCGTCCCCTTAGCTAGCCTACCTCTGACATTTAAAACATGAGAAAAAGCTTCACTAGAAACACTCGCCCAATCAACAACAGCATTAAAATATTTTAGAGGTAAAAATAATCTGTTCCAAAAATTGTAATTATAACTGTCACTAAACTGAACTTGTTGAGTCATATCTAATCTAGCATTATTCAAGAAAAAGAATATTCCTAAATTTCCAGTAGCAAAAGTTTTTAAGTAATTAGCCAGCGTAGCATTAAATCTAAGAGCAGCACCCACTCCTGGAACTGTTAATAGACTGTCAATATTTTGACTCAAACCAGGTCTGTTAAATAAGGATTGATACGCCTCTTCTGTCAACGCCATTTTTTTAACATCTCCATTTATACGAACAGGGACTAAGTAGTATTGATTTGTAGCACCATTTATACTATTAGTATACTCAGGAACATAAGGTCTATCTTTAGTAACTGTGTATCCAACAACTTCACTAACAGGTATAGGATTGTTTTCGTATTCTCCAAAGATACGTCTAGCTAAACCAAACCTCTTAGGATTTGTTTCTGATTGAGCCTTTTCAATTATACTTATAGTATTGTATATACTATTTATAGCTTCATTAGTGGCTAGAATACTAAATGTAGATCCTATATTACCTTCTAATAGTTTTACTGGATCTGTAAACAATACTTCATCACTACCAAGACCTATCTCTTTTAGTGGGTTAGCTACGTTGTGCACTTTAACGGTGCCAGGCATTTTTATATTTATAACATTGTCTTCCGATATAACAGAGTGATGTATAAATCTTCTTGGAATATAATCTAGATCTTTTAGATTTGCGTAAGTAATATTGTCTATCAACCCTCCTTCCCACTTTCTCTTTAACAAATCTTTATGTACTGAAAATACTTCATCGGCTTTTTTATTCAAAAATTCAAAGTCGGGCTTTGTTTTTTTACTGTCTAGTATAGCCTGTGCGGTTTCTTTAGATAATACTTCACCCGTTCTTGGCTGTCCGTCTAAACTTAGCTTAGGATGAAGAAGTCTCCAAGGATTTATATTTAAATCACCCTCTATGTTTTTCATTTCTAATCCAGGGGGTACTTCTACCTCCATAAATCCATCTTTGACATACTCACCATTTTCTACTAATACTAATTTATATTCTGAAGGTCTGAATCCAAAATCTGATTTTTCAAAAACTAAATCCATCTTTACTCTTTTGTCTTTGATCTTTCCATCTTCTCCCTTTTCTGAGAATGGATATAAATTTTTAGCTTGTGTTACCAAAATTCTTATATCTCTTTCTGTTTGTCTGATCTGCCTAGTAATATCTTTACTTTCTTCAGTAGGAGGACCCATAATTCCTTTTGCCTCGTCCCTAGAATCTTTTAAAGTATTTATATCTTCATATTTTTGATTTATCTCTTTTATCACCTCATCTAAAACCAACTTTCTTCTATCAAACTCATCATCCAAAACTATAACTCTTCTAAGTAACATTATTGTACCCAGCTCTCTAATTTGATCGTTAGACATCTTGTAAAATATAGGATTAGAAAACTTATCAGCATAATGTCTAGCAGTTCCAGGAGAGTTGTTCCACCTTATTAATGACATTAGGTTGTCCATAGCTTGAGGCTCTAAGTCATATTTTCTAGCTGCTAATTCTAAGCTTTTTCTAATAAAATATCTAGAGTCAACCGACCCCTCCATAAGTTTAGATCTTAAACTTCCCACTTGACCAGCTTTGAATTTCGCAACTGCTTGTTGAGCCTGACTCAAAAAGTACGTAAAGATAGCGTTAGTAGATTTGTTTCTATAGCTGTTATCAATATTAGATTCTAATACTTTATCAAGTTTGTTTACTTCTTCGCTTGTATAACCATCTGGTTTTGAGGAGTTTATAGAAGGCACAGATTGTTGATCTAACAAAGTTTCTTTTTCATCAAGTTCTTTTTGCTCCTCTTCTGTTAGTGCAGATTCTTCCGTAACTTCAACATCACCTATGGACGTTTTTGGATTTTGTTCGTGAAGATGGTAGTCATCAAATATTTCATTCTTAAAAAATTCTTTTATAGAAAACTCTAGTTCAGAAGTGTGCTGTCCTGTGTCTTTTAAATATTTTATAGCCCTATCTATAGCATGACCAACATTAGCTGTTGTTCTAAGACTGATAGAAGCTAACTTAATAGCTGTCATAAAAGCCTGTCTAAATCCAAAGTCTGAATAAAGATGACCTTCTTTAAGCATGCTATTGTACAGTGCATCTAGTTTTTCTGCTAGTGTAATTAGCTTCTGAAATCTCGGAACGCTTCTAGCATCTTCTCCATGTCTTTTTCTGACATCCGAGATGTCTTCGGCTGCGAAACCAAGATCAAGCGTTGATTGTCTTCTGGTAAGTTCGGATCTGAGATCTGTGTCGAAGGATTTGTCTTTTTCTTTAATTGTTTTATATTCTCCATTTGTAAATACTTTAGTGTTAACGTAATTTTTTTCGAAATAATTAATTTTTATATTGTTGTTTTCAAGTTTTTCTCTAACAGATTCTGCATCTTGATCAAACTTATTTTGTGAGTTTATCCAGTTTTCTTCTCCTATAATATCATCTATATTATTGAAAGACTTAGTATTCATAGCATACTCTGGTACAAGCTGAAACTCTACTCCTACTATCTGCTTTTGCTGATTATAGTTAAATGAATATCCAGATATATCAGAAGTATTTAAAGCGTTTACTAAGAACTCTTTATCAGTGTCAGTTAGGGGTGAGTCAAACTCTATTCTTCTATACGGTCTTGCGTTGGGATGATCTTGACTTGTTGTCCTAGAAACAAACACAGATGTCTGACCGTTGTAGTAACCTATGTCCATAGCTTGATTTACAATAACAGATATATCGGCACCCTTAGGTATAACAGCTTCTGTAGTAATGTTTGGTTCAGCTTGATTATTATATACCCCTTCAGTAATCTCTACTCTTGACATCAAAGGATTTAAAGATCTTATAGCTTCTTCCATGTTCTTTTTAGCTTGATCAAATCTAACAGACCCCTTCAAAGTTTGCATAGATATTTGTATAAGCTCTTCATCCGTAGCTCCTCTTTCTATGGCTGGATACAATTTATTATACACATTAGCCATGTGCATCTCTTTATCTTGACCTATAAAAGCACTAGCTCCAACAGAAAGTCTTTCTACTGTGCCATTAGCTTTTATCTTAGAGTCCATAGTAGTAAGTTTCTCTATGTTTCTAAAACCCATAGTGTCCCACAGAGTCTGTTCATACTGCCATATTATAGCTTGAACGTCTTCTATCTCTATATTATCAACTCCAAACAGTGAACTCAGGTCTCTGGTAGAAGTAAGATCTCTAAGAACATCTTGCATAAATTTAAAGTCTGGATCAGAAACCCCACGCTCTTGTGGTTGTCTACGTCTCCAGTATACTGGACCTGTAGGTTGTGAACCAGTTTGTTTATAGGCTGAGTCATACAATGCCCTTCTACCAAATCTACCCATCCAAACATCTATAGTCGCATTGTGATCTCTTTGAGATAAGTTGTTGTAAAATTGAGCTGTCTTTAGAGCAGGCTTGCTTAACATCTCTGGAGTCCCTGTTTTGTCAGCAAACTCAAATCCTATCCAGTTACCGTATAGAACTCTTATGATGGCTCCGTTAACAGCTCCAAAAGAAGTTGGTCTACCATTAGATCCTAAAACATTTCTAGCCTTTTCTATTTCTTCTACTATTCTAGCATCATTAGAAGCACTTATCATTTTATTTTGAGCATTTATCAGAGTCATACCACCCAGTTCATACTCTTTCAGAATGTAGTTTACGCTTTCATCATATATCTCAAGAGCTTTGTTTAGCTTGCCCTGTGAGTATAATCTTAGAGCTTCATCAGTTTTTTGTACGTTAACTTCTGGTGTCACCTGTGCAGAGCTAGCTCCAAGTAGTTCAAAATACATATTAGCAAAAGGACCAAACTTTTCTTGAACAATCTCTCTAGTATTTCTATACCATCCAACAGAATCATTCATAAAGTCATTTAAGTTCATACCAGATTGACTAACTACAGCGGGTAAATTTTGTAACTCACTAAATATAACATTAGAAGTAAATTTAACCTTTTGTTGATATTGCTGTTCTGAAGTTAATGTTCTATCTATATTTTGATTAAATATAGGTGCATCTAGTAATTCAAAACCAAAGTCTTTAAAAGCAACTTTACCACCCTTGGTAAATTTAGGGTATCCAGCTTGATTTAATACTATTTCCTCTGGCTGTAGCTGCTTGTCTGGATTATTTTCGTTATATGTATTAGAGTCTTCTACTTTCTTTAATGCTGATTGATACTTCTTTAACCTAGATCCTGAATACATATTTTCATAAGTCTTAGGATTCTTAGATCTTTTTATCATTTTATGCAACTCAGTAACATCTTCAACTCTAAACTGCTTAGGATATTTTTTCTCCATAGCACTTATAAACTTCTTTTTGTTACCTTTTACTAGCTCGTATTCTTTTACTGACTTATTGTATATATTACTTTGACCCCATAGGAAATAATTTTTAAGATCTGTTTTACTTATCCTTGATCCATCAGGCATCTTAAGTTTGCTTACAGCATCATTTACAGCTTTGGAAAAACCTTTACCTAATTTAAGACCAGATCTTATAGATCTAAGCAAAGCCTCAGCTAAAGCAATCCAGTTGTCTTTGGTGCCTAGCCCCATTAATATATCTGACTTGATAGTATTGTCTCTGTTTCTAGCTAGCCATTCTAATCTTTCATCTATCCATTTTAGCATAGAATCAATAGCTTCAGTAGAGTTATTAGGCTCAAAAGGATCCTTGATTGAAGATTGATTAGCGGATCTAGCAGAACCCAACAAGTCCATGAGTTTACCCGCTTCAGTAGACGAGAAAGACTTTCTACCAAGAGCTTCAGCAAAAGAAGTAAATGTTGTAGTGTTTTTGTCCAGCAAAGACACAAGGTTTTGATATGCTTCGTTTTTGGTTCTACCCATAGTTATACCTGTCCTTGTTTCTACAAAAGCAGGCTCTCCAGGTTTTTTTGTCAACTCTATGTTTAGATTGTTTATAATACCTTTATATGTCTTGGTTCTGTAATCGTAAGAAAACATTTTATTGACAGTTTTAGGCATACCTTTTATGTCACGCATCCAGTCCTGGACAGGTGTAAAAGTTTTCAATAGGTCAACAGGGTCAGAAACATTTAATCCTCCATCTTCTACTTCTAGAGCCATAACCTCAGATATATTATATATAGTAGGCTCTTTTACTAAGGCGTTTACTATTACGCTTTGTTGTTCTGTTAAGGAAACTTCTATAGGCTTGCCTTCTAGCGAGTTAGCTGCTGCCTCTAATACTATAGTGCTTTCTACATCTGGATACCTTGACTTTACCTTTTCAGTTATATTTCTAAATATATTTGTAGGCAAATCATTATTATAGAATAAATCATAGTTTGTTTTTATGTTAAGATCTTGGTAGAACTTATCTAAAGCATCAGCATAGTTTCTAGAGTCTGTTTTGTCTGGAAACAAATCTTTCTTTTCTTTCCTGTTATATTCTGCTTCTTCTTCTACATCTGAGTCAAACCTATCTTTTAGCTCGTCTAGCTGATCTTTAGTAAAATTAAAAGTGTTATTAACAAAGTTATTAACAGAATCCCAGTCTCCTGATTTTACTCCTGCGTAGTACACCTTATACAAGTCCTCAGTGTTTGCCATTCTAAGATACAACTCATCTTTACTGTATTGATCTATAGATTCTTTTACAGGTCTACTAAGTGATTCTTTGATTAATTTATCAGCGGCATTTATATCTTTCTTTTCTTGTTCGTTAGCTTCTAACGCTGTCAGTCCATAGTCTGTTCCATCCTTGTCTGTTCTAATCATCATGGTATTCTGAAACTTTTCATCAATTTGTTTTTCAAGATCCAGATCATCATCTATTCTCAAGTTTATAGAACCGTTTTTTATTTTCTGTATAAAGGTAGGATCGTTAATCAAACTCTCCATAGCTCTTTTAGTAACATCTTTACCATTTACACTATATCTACCAGAAGGTGCGTTTAATAATTTTAAAGCATCTGGAGTCCCTTCTTTTGCTGTTTGATAGTCACTGTCAAGTAATGCCTTTACCTCTTCTCCAAAAGCTGAGTTTTTATACTGTTCAACAGACTCTAAGTATTTTGTTATAGCAGTGTAGTCTACGTCAGATAAATCTATGTTACCATCGTTATAGTCCTGTATCATCTGTTCTAGCTGTGCGTCTATACCTCTAGCTGTTGCAAGAGTAAACGCAGATGACATACCATAACACATAATAGCAGTGGTAATTAATTTATTTATTTTTTCATCTTTAGTTTCACCTATAGTTTTTGCAAAAGCCTTTTTGTAGTCAAAACCCATTTTGTCTAGGTTGTCTGTAAACTCACCAGCATATTCAGCAAATAGTTCAGCAGTACCACCGACACCCACTCTAGTACCTACTACACCTAATGCAAGACCACCCTTACCAACCTTTTCATATACAGACATAAGTGCTTTAGTATATTTATTAGACTTAACCATCTGCTTAAACATGTTCTGAACAAAACCTTCAGCAGCACCCATTCTCCAATTTACAACATCTCCAGACGTAGCTTCAAATGCAGCGGCACCTGTAATCATGTCCTTAGCCATGTCAAATACAAAAGCCCCAACAGGTGTTGATGTGGCTGCATTCTCTAGTTTTGCAAACTTAGGTATCTTTGATAAAGATGTTATACCAGCTCTAGCCAATGGGTATGTCAACAAAAGTTCACCCATAATATAAAATGTAGATCCAGCACCTTGACCCAACATATCTGTAAGATCAGTTTCTCCAGCTTTACTTTGTAGTTCGGTAACAGGAATGTTTTTTTGTCTAGCTATATTAGCGTAATTGTTTTGAACATCGTTATCGGTAAAAATAGGAGACTTAGTAAAAGATTCTTTGAATGACTCACCAATTTGACTAAGTAATCTAGAGTTTTTTATAGAGCCTTTTCTATTGTTCCAAGCTTTACCAGGATCTACATTATAAGCTAATACATTTTCTACAGCCATCAAAGATGTTATGTTATTGTTATATTTACCTCTGAAGTTTACAAGGTAGTTTAACATAGCTTTAACATCTTCCTTTGAGCTACCTTTTAACGGTCCTATAATGTTTTTTATGATAGCACCCTGAAAGTTATTATCTAACTGTCTAAGTTTATTAAAAGCACCTATAGCGATACCTTCATCCTCTAATGATCTGTCTAAATACTCTTGTTGCATAGGTGTGCCAGCGTAAGGACCAGATCTAACTTTTTCTCTTAAACCTGCATCAAACAGAAAGTCTCTCATCTCGCTCAAAGTCATTTTAGCACCACTAGGTAGAGTCATTTTGTTATTAGCAAAAACATCTTCCATAAGTTGTTTCTGAGCGTAAAAGTCGTTACTCTGCTCGGTAAGCATACTAGCTATCGTGCCCTCATCATATCCAGTGTCATACAGTTTAAGATATTCTTTTTCTTTTAGACTTACACCTTGACCTATTTCTTTTAATCCTGGATCTACAGCTGCACCAGACTCATCAAATAAAGCTTCATCTTTTGTTCTTTTTTCTAGTCTTAGCTGTTCAATTCTAGAGTCTATATCAGAGAGTGTGGTTGTTAGATTTGATAATCTTTTAGCGTCATCGCCTGTTTGCTCACCTTCACTAAGCTCTTGTATCTGTGATCTTATTTGATTTCTTCTATCAACAAGACCTTTTATCTTAAAGTAACTATTTTCTGTATAATCATCAACAGAAGCAACTGAGCCTATTAGTGTTATTTGATCGTTTATAGTAAACAGTGTAGATACTACTTTTGTTTTTTGATCGTCATATCTATCCTGCATAGAGTTTAATCCTGTGATGTAAGCTTCATTACCAAGCATATCCTCCTTACTAGAAAACTTACCATTTTCTTTTATGAAGTCTGTTGTATAGTTATTTAGCTTTGTATTTATTTTGTAAGGATCTAACAACTCATTATTTGCAGCTCTTCTAGGAGTTTCTAAATCTACATCTCTATATATGTTTTCATTAGGATCAACTAAGTTTTTATATAAATCATCTGGTGTAAACACTAAGTCTACCTGTGTATCTTTTAATTTTAAATTAGAAGTTTTTGGATGATTAACAAAGTATCTAGCAGAAGTAGAACTAGCATTATCTAATATATTTTTGTATAAGTTTTCCTTGTGTAAGTTATACACTTCTAATACCTTTTGATTATCAAGATATTTATTTTGGTTTTCAGTAGACAAGTCATCAATACTACCTTCAGCTAGTAATTCTTTTTGTTGTTTCTCTAGTCTACTTATTTCCGCATTCATATTCATGTAAGACTCAAACTGAGCTAGTCCTTTAGAATTAACAGGTAGTGACCCATCATCCTCTATCTCATCGCTCATCAAATCTTTTAACATGCTTACACCACTTTTTCTTAGTGGTTTTAATATTTTACCTACCGTAGTTTTAGCTTGATTTGGATAGATACCTATTTTGTTTTTAGGTATCATAAATATATCATCATCTGAGTTGTTGTCGTACAATCTCATTATGTTCTTACCTCTGTCAGATATTTTTAAAGAGTTGTCAAACTCTATATCAACAGATTCAGCTGGCTCAAAGAAATTACCTGGCTTAGTGATTACTTTAGCATTTGTCTTAGTAGGACTTTCAGGATCCTCATCCTCTAATAAATAATCAAAGTTTGCGTTTGGTGCCTTAGAGTAAAGATCTAGAGACTTAAATACAGATGTTGTGTCCTTTGGGTTTTCGTAATATTTTTTAAAGTCAGTATCGTCTTTTATTTTGTTAAGATTATTTTTAACCTCTTCACTTTTTCGTGACTTGTTTAGGTTTTTAATATCTATTTCTTCTTGATACTTTAGTTTTAAAGACTCTTTGATAGCTTGCGGCACTAGATCTTCGAATACTATAACACCATCCTTGGAGTAGTTACCACCTATGGGGTCGTAGTCCCACACGTCTTGATCACTATCATCAAGTGGACCAATGGGTCTTGTATCTACAGAAGCTCCTTCCTGTGCCTTAAACGGTTTTTTTGTTGCCGACTGCCCCGATTCTCCAGTTGCCGATCCTAATAAACCATTTGCCGAATCTTTTTTTTTTAACCCATACCTGTTTTTGATTTGATTCATTTGATCTTTAGTAGGGTGTTTACCTACTAATCCTGAGTACATGCCCATGATCATATTGTCATAGTCACCATCAAAATTCATTAATATTGAATCAATCTGGTATTGGTTTGGAGTTTTCTTGGTTAATTGCTTGTAAAAGTCTTTTATAAACTTTACAGCTCTTTTATCATTTTGATAAACTATTGCCATAATTTTATTTTAAATAATTAATATTTTTATCCTACGTTACCACCAAAGGTAAAGTCAAATACTGCGTCAGAAGTAATTTCATCACCCTTTTTTCTTTTAGTTCCACTTTCATCTAAGTAAAATATTCCAGTTTCATTAAGTCCTTCTATATAATCTATATAATTTTTATAATCTTCATCAGTAGAAACTCTATTGTTTAGTGGGAAGAACATGTCTGCATTTCTAACAGTGTTTAATATAATGTCCATATCTTGAGCGTCCAAAGGTTGACCATTTATAATTATTTTACCATCTGGTCTTATGTCAGCCTCAATATTTTCTTTAAGTTTATCTTCATCTCTAGGTGTAAACTTACCAAACAAAGCAGGTATAATGATAGCATTATCAGCCTGTTCTTGACTGTCAAACACAAAGCTTGATCTACTGTTCTGCATATCCTCTGGTCTTCCTTGATAAGCATCTGTATCATACTTAATAATTTCACCTGTTCTTTTATCTACAGCTATAGCTACAATAGCACCAGCATTTACTTTTCCAGAAACACCATTTAAGAGATCTCTGCTAAACTCTTCACCGCTAAACACAAAGCCAACATCATCTTTATTTCTTAACAATCTTTCATTACCAACATTAACAAAGTTATGAGTTCCAAATGTAACATCTTGACCTTTTAATTGATCTCTACTTTCTAGTCTAAACTCTTGAATACCAACTGTGTTGCCTAATATTGAAGATCTACTACCCTTATTTTCATTCCATTTAAATGTAGCTGGCACAGTACCTTGAGGAGCTGAACCCTGATCAAACTGAGCGTAACCAGTCATAAAGTCATTAAGAATCATTTCTGCTACTACGTCTCTAGCATTTTCTATTCTCTGTCCCTTTTTCTCACCCCACTGATATTCTACATTATAATCACTAAACAGTTCACTATTTGACAATTTACCCAAATCTCCATCTCCTTCTTTTACCATCTGTAAAAACACTCGAGTAAAACCTTCAGGCATCTGACCATTAGGATTAGCATCTCTATACATTCTTTCAGCAGCTTCCAATACAGCCCTGTTCATTACTCTATCTGTAAAAGAGTTTATTTCTTCGCCAAATGTTGCTTGTGTCACAGCTTGTTGTCTTAAATCAGATACTGCCTGATTAGTCAAGTATTTATTAGGACTTATTTCGTTTGGTTGATCTAAAATATTACTGTAACTTAATTTATCTGCAAAATGAGATATGCCAAGTAGCTGTGTAGCTTGCTTACTTAGTTTTGCCTTATCAAATTTGCCCAGACTAAAGTAGTCGAAAAAATTTTCACCACCGTATTGAGGCACGTTTTTATCAGTAAAAGAAAATTTGGTAGGATCCACCACCTCGTCCATTAAATCTTGATAAGCATATCTTATGGTGCCATCTTCATTTCTTAATGCCACTGGTTCTACACGTCCCCTACCACCTTCTATACCTCCTCTATTCTTAAAAGCTCTAATTGGATTTCCATCCACGTCTACCATTACCTCTTCTCCTGTAGCTTCATCTTTAACAAAAACATATTGTTTGTTTTCTTCTGTACTACCCTCTGCTAGAGCGGCTTCTTGGTAGTAATCTTTATTACCACTATCGTGACCATACCACATGTAGCTTAGGTCTTGATAAGTTTGACCCTCTTTTAAATTAGCATCTAACATTGATTTGGTTAAAGGCACATCTATAGTTTTTAAGTTACTAAGATCATATACGGGCAGACCGTATTCATCTACCTCAATAACCATAGCGTGGAACTCATTCATGTTCTTAACATAAGCCTGAGTGTGTAGTCCTATCTTATTTATTTCTATATCTCTAGTGTCACTGGCTGCACCTTTTATGGGGTCATATTCTCCAAAGTAGTTATCATCAGGAGTGTTTTTATCATATAACTCATTAACATTTTCTTTGTTATAAACATACTGAGCCTCTATAAGAGTGTTGTATAAGTCATTGAATTTTGCGTCAGCGTTTTCTTCTATATTAGGAGTCTTAAACGGAGAGTTCTTCATTTCTTTCTCACTCGGCTTTTTATCCTGAGCATACCTCTTCTTCATTAGAGCAAGTTTTTCCTTCTCTATGTCATTCAACTTAAAATTAGGTATCTGAAAACCGTCAGTTTTTACAAAAGCACCTCCTCCGTATAATCCCATATTAGTATGTCATTTTAGATTTAGGCTTGTAAACCCTAGAGCCTTTTTTAGCTTTCATAGATTCTTTGCCCATCATTTTTTCTTTATGTTCTTTAGCTTTTTGTTCATATTTAACAAATAGTCCTTTTAGCTTATTAAAAACACCTTTAGCATCATTATTAGCTATTAGAGATTCAAACTCTTCTACATCGTCTGGAGGCATTATAATCTCTCCACCTGTCATCTCTCCTATCTTTTCATCTTTACCACTAGGTCTTTTTTGTACTAAGTCTATAGGGTTCTCTTTGTGAGAAAACTTACCTGGAGATATATCTGGCTCACCAGCCTTTATCATATCCGAGTCACCCCCTTCTTCATAGTTCTTCATGTTAGCCCCTTCTTCCATGTTAGGAACTTTTGATCCCTCTTCACTCAAAGGAGTTAGAACATCTGCTGCTGCTGTCATTAGACCACTCACTACATCACCATAGGCTTCAGCTTGTTGTCCAAATAGATTTACCTGAGCTTCTAATATATCTCCTTGAACCGTTCCATATGCCTCTGTTAAGTCTCCAAAAACACCAGCTTCTCCTTGAAACTGAGCTATACCAGCTTGAGTGTCTTGTGCCGAGCCAGCAGTGGTAGCACCTACTATTTGTTGTAAAGCTGTCATGTCTTGTTTTGACTGAAGTGCTTTATCTTTCTGCTCTATCTGAGCTCCCACCTGTTGAGTCTTTAACGCTCCTGTGTCAGCAGCATCTAAAACACCTTTTAGACCACCCGTTCTACCAGTTCTACTAAGAGCCTGCACACCAGTTCCAGCTAATCTTTCTTGCATGTCTGTACGATCCTCAACAAACTCCGTAGACGTGGGCTTTATAGGCTTTAACATACCAGGTATTTTACCAGGTAAATCCTGAAGTTCAGCTGAAGCTCCTGGAGGAGATGTCACGTTGGTATTAAAAGCGTCCATACCTGTCTGAAGTATTCCCTCTTCTCCACTCAAACTTATTTCACCTTGAAGATCTTCAAGTTTACCTTCTAAAATTTCAGCACTAAGAAGATTACCTACAGGATTACCTATAACATTTAGAAAAGACGCTAAATTAAAATAATTATCATCACCACTTTTCATCTTTTTGCCCTTATAAGACTTACCTCCCATTCTGTAATTAGGTGTATATGTTTTTTTCTTTTTCATTTTTACAAATATATTTATATTTTTTTACAATTCCTATTAATCGTCACTTAGTTCACTGTTGAATATAGTAGCACTACCGCTAAATATTTCTAGTAGCTTTTTAGATCTTTTCTTTAACTTAACTTCCATAAATCTACCTTTCATTCTGTCACCTTCAGATATTGCTGGTCTTTTTATAAACAAAAACTGATTATCAAAAGGATCTACAGAAGAAGAAAGAACTAACACATTATCACTATTTATGTCAGATATAGTACCTACTAAAACATCTGAGGTGCCATCATTAAAAAATAATTGATCTCCGTAGTCAGGACTGGTAACATCTGTAGATGTACCTAAAATTATATTGGCAGCTCCAAAGTTTGTGTTAGATCCAGCTATGACACCAATACCAGCGTCATTGTTAAGTCCAGTGCCAGCACCTAGTCCTATAATCTCTGATCCTGTGCTGTTAGTAGTTACAAAAGGTATTTGTGCGTACTGCTTGTTTTCTCTTTCATCAAAGACTCTTCTGTCAATAGATGTTTCTGTCATGTCCGTAATAAGGGTTAGATCATAACTACTTTTATCTTCTTCTTCTACTCCGTCTTCTGTTGACTCCACTTCTTGATTAGCTTCTAAAGTTATAGACTTAAAACCTTTTACCGTTGAAGGACCTTCATTAATAAAAAAGTCTAACTCTGTATTGTATGTGACACCATAAAATGTATTGTGATTTTGATCGTCCATGTCATGTAGAAACAAAGCACCATTTTCCCAAGATGTAAATAATACATTTATCTTACCGTAGTAATCTGCTACGTGAGAATAGAATGTAATCCATCTTTTCTGTAACTCAGCCCAAGATACTACTTCTCCTGGAGCTAAAACATCTAAATCCTTATCCTCTGATTCCCAAGTGTCTACAGTTCCTAATACATCCCACTGTAATGGAGTATTGTCAAACTCATCACGTCTTCTTACAATTCTAGGAAACTGAATTATATATTCATCATGCTTAGGGTTGAATCCACCTTTTATTCTAAAGTCCTTATGATTATCCTGTAGCATGGATCCAGTCACGTCACCATAACTTTCTTCCCACTTATATTCTGGATTAAACACTTTGTATTCTTCAGACTTGTCTCTAAAGTAATCTATCATCTTGGCACTAGATATAGTGGTTATGCCATTTTGTTTTAGCCTTAGAGAAACACCACTTCTTATATCTGTCCAGTAACATACGTTACCATCCACAACAAATGACTCTGGATTTTTACTTATACCATAATGCTCTGAATAAGCTTGTCTCTGACCAAGAACTTTATTTGACACAGTAACATTTTTCTGATTGTCTGCTGTTAAAAGTATGTCTTTAGCTACAGGCACATTATATGTTTTGTCTTCGTGTATAACTAACATGTTTGTGTCTCTAGCATATATCTTTTGTATACTGCCATCTATTTCGCTGTAGTGTTTTACATTATCAGTATTAGGATCAAAAGTGCTCAGACCATTAAAACTTGTAGCTGGCTGATAAACATCAGAGTATGTGATAGAAGATATATTGTTAAACTCTTTAAAATATGGTGAGAACAAGTTGGCTCTACCAATGCTAAAGTGATTTGTGTTTATAAGATCATTACAGAAATAATCTTCTATGTAGAAGTTATTTGCTGGAGTCAACATATCTCTACTCTTGTAATAAACATCGCCTGTTAAAAACTGACCAGTAGCTGGACTGTTTGAAGTAAAGTTTCCAAAAGCATCCGCAGTACCACTAAAGCTTTGATCTGATGTGTCACCTAGGTGAGTTCCAAGAGGTTGTTGTACTTCATACAATTTACTAAACTCAAAGTATACTGTCTCATCTGGATCTGGCTCTTGCTTAGGTCTATATATCTCTACTATAGATCTAGTTATATTTGAAAAGTTTGATTTATTATATCCATCTACAACATTACCATCTGAGTCTAATACTTCATCTATTATCAAAAACCAAGCATCTTGTGAGCCATCAGATGGAAGAGCGTTTAAACCAGAAGCATTAAGAATGGGAGCTGTAGGATCAGACTGTGAATAATATTCAAAAGCAGCTATTTTTACATCTATATAAGAAGGTGCTACATTTGCGTCTGTTGTATTTTCTCCTGCTGGACCTGGACCAGTTATAAATCTAATTCTATCTCCCTTTACAAAGTCATAATCAAATATTTCTTTCATAGGGTTAGGAACATTGTTTTCCGATAAAGGACTCGTAGATATATAAGATTCATCAGCACCTTTTAAGTTTCTTAAGCTAATAAATATTCTTGTATCTGAAGATACAAAGTTGTTAACAAAGACATCACTAAGTCTAAACTGAACAAACTCATCTACAGTGTTGTTTCTAGAGTAATACCACCTGTAATATTTAGCCCAGCTAGGAGCTTTGTGAAATATACTCCATCCTATTGTTACCGCACCATAAAGACCTGCATCATTCGTACCACCAGGAGGATTGTCAGAAGAAGTTCTTTCACTAGGAAACTTAACATAAACTTGAGACTCATCATCTATCAAGACTGTTGAACATCTACCTCTTTCGTCAAAATAGACTAAACCAAAACTGTGAAAAGCTCCACTCTTAAAAGAAGAAACTCCACCACCTTCTAAAGAAATATCTACATCATCTTGATATGTTGGACCACCATAAGTCTTTGGATCTCCTTGAACATAACCATACTGAGGCGTGGTTTTAATGTTTATCTTAGGCACATCAAATCCCTGTGTGTAGTTTCCGTAAGCTAATCTAGTGTTTCCAATAATAGTTTGTGTGTTTGCAGATCTAGGTACAGAGTCAAAAAGTCTATCTCCTGATCCAGCATCTATAAATCTATATAGTTGATCGTTGTAGAACGATATAGTTTGCTCTGATAAATTGTCTATCTGCCAAGCACTAAAATCATTATTTATTTTTGCTATAGTGAAAAACTCACCTCTGTTACCCCTAGCTAAGTTGCCAAGATCTTTACACTTAAGTCCAGCTAGTTCTATCTCCTTCACTATACCTGACGAGTTCTTAACAGCTACATCTATCCTATTGTGGACAAATGGATCTATACTATTTTGAGGGTGTTTTCTTTTATCATGTATGGATGGTACAACATCACTTATAGGGGACCATGGACTAACTTCATTATCGTAATAGTGATACCTGTATCTAAACTGATACATGTGTCCATATAAGTTGTTTTTACTGTAGTTTGCATCATCGACATACGTATATGTAGGTGCATATAGTGAGTTTCTTTTTAGTACCTCTACATAGTGTCTTTTCTTTTCATAAGGGTAATCAGCATCATATAAACTATGTGGGTAATAATCTTCTAAGCTAATGTTGCCTGTTCCACCCTCTTCATCAAGGACATATGGCTCAGTAGAACTGTCTATAAGTGCTATACTGTTTTTTGACTTTCTAACATTTATAGAGCAAGGTTCGCCATATTGTCTAGATGTCCAGTATAACACATCACCTACTTTATTTATATCGTTTATCAAGAACTCTTTTCTCCAGTTGAACACAGCAGATGACGAGTTGCCACAATCTCTAAATACAGTGGATATGATATCAGTTCTAAGATCATATTCTAATATTAAATGAAAGTCAATATTGCTAGCAACCATCCAATATATCTTATTGTCCTTTTTGTCCTCATATGTCCCAATGGTGTCAAAAGTAGCCTCTACAGTATCTATTGTGTCATTTACTATGGTAGCGTTGGCTCTAATAATTGTCTTAGAAAGAAAAGTAGGATGACCCAGTACATCAACAGTTTCACCAAAATTAATAGTCCAACCCACAGACTCTACTTGATTAATATATTCAGTTAAAACTAAATCTCCTTCAGATGTGTCAGCAACGGACCAATCTGTAGAATCATTCAAAACGCTAGGCTCATTAGCATATCCATATCCATCTTCTACATCTACAAGTTCTGGTAATAAAAAGTAAGGGGATAGTCCATTTGAATCAGCTGTAAATAAACTGCCAGTTATAGAGTCTGAGGCACCTAAATACAATGGTTGAATCGATGATGACTTTTTTAAATCTACGTAAAATATACCCTCTTCGTTTCCTAATCCATCTGTAGAATAAGCTCCTTCAAATAAAAGAGCGTGAGCCCAAACTTGACCTGGAGTATAATCTGGGTGATTAGTTATGTTGTTTAAAGTAGATTGCCCAAAGAAATATTCGTTATCAAAATAAGGACTGTTGTTATCTATAACACTAACCGCTATTCCTAAATTAGCAAAAGCATTTTGATTTTGACTAACCCAAAAGGTTAAATAATTCAACATGTTAATGTGCGTTTCCCCGTTGTAAGCTATTTGAAAATTGTTAGTAGGATTCTGCATTTCAGCTAATGAAAATCCTATAGATATATCAAAGTTTATAACAGTATCATCAAAGGTAGCTGGAATACCAGAGGGTAAATAAAATGCGGGAAACGGAAATGTTGTCTGCTCAACTAATACATTATATGCTAATCCATTTTCGTCTAAATTTATGTTGCCAGTTTCCACATCAATAGCGGGTTCTGATTCTATGATCGTGTGAGGATCGTTTTCATCTCTTAGATGTCCATCAAAATTTTCTAACACGATTGATTGATCGACTAGGAGACTACTTCCTCCATAATTAAAAAAATAGCTTCTAGAGGGCATAAACAAAGTTATTCTTCTCTTTCCAGAAGTTGGAGGCTTTGGAAAATCGTAGTCTATCTTTTTAGTGCCTTTGATGTTTTCAATAACACCCTGTGTTTGACCCTCTGAAGATATATTCCTTATGTTTAAACCATGATGATAATCACCATTCTTAACAAGTCTAGGGTCTACATCTTTATCTAAACCACCTACAAATATTCTTTTTGACTGTTTACTAGGCATCTAATTAAAGTTTAGGAGCCTGCTTGAAAGCTTTTCTTGTAGTCTGTAACGCTTCTTCTTTGTTAAATGACTGCATTCTAGCTCTAGCAAGTCTCTTTTGATTATAATATTCTTTTCTTGCTAACATCTTTTCATTCATGTTTATAGCTCTCTTTCTAAATATTGACTTCCAATATATATAAGACTTAAGAGCCTCCTGTGCAAAAGAATGTATTTTTATTTGTTCACCCTCAAGATCTGTAGATCCATCAGATATATATTCTATTATGACACTACCTGACAACTCAGAGAACTCTATTGTTCCCTCATCTAAATTTTCTCTGTAGTAACCATTTACATTGTTTCCTCCTCCTTCTCCAAACCTAGCATACAAACCATCTCCAGGAACATTATCTGTAAAAACTGGATGTTGAGTTTTATCTTCTGTGACAGAGCTCGTAGTTCCATGAACTAAATTTATTCTATCTCTTCTGCCTAGATAGTTCATTTCTCCATCATTATCTGTAATACCTATCTTTGTAAAAGACACATAATCTGATGGCAGCTTAACAGTATTCTTATGATCCAAGTTTAGCTCTATACTTTTTATCTGCCTAACCGTATCAAAATTTAACTCCTTCAATCCTTGAAGTGCTAAGTTAAAATATCTAAGATACTCATGCTCACTAGACTTGCCCTCTTCTATAAACAGATCCTGTATTATTTCTTCAACTGATATAAACTGTGCCATTATTAATCTATATTATCATTAGCCATATCATCATTAGCGTTCTTCATTACAGCTAACAACTCAACTAAGTTTCTTATTATTATTTTTTCGTAGTCTGCTGGTATAGGATAAAGACTATGATCTTCTATTTTACTAGATGTTCCTATATAACTAACTCTAAGGTTTTTACCATACTTATCTGTAAAAGAATCAAAATCATATCTTTTATATAGATATATTGCTGCTCCCCCTTGAAGACCTGTTGATGCTCCAAAGTTTACAAGATTTTCTATATAGTAGTATTGTCTGCCTGTTTTATTTACAGTTTTGTCGTAAAGAGAGTTGTGCTCACCTCCTGATGGCATTCTATGAAATATTATTTGCTCATACGCCTCTGCCGCTGGTGAGGGTTTTGGACTGACGTTTTCATTTTTTGTTATTGTAAAAGTATTACCTGGAGTAAATGGTTGTATATTATATCCTCCCTGTGGCTTTATTTCTTCAAAGGTTAAAGTAAATACATTAAAACCAAGACCTAAAGTTCCTTTTTGACAGATTATATTTTGTTCTTTAGATAGCTTATAAGCGTTTTCTAAAATAAATTTATCTATAATATCTTCGTGAGTTATCTCTGTTGTTGGTGCCACAAACTCACTACTATACATGGTGTCATTAATCATAAATGCTATACCATGAGAGTTTTCTTCACCTTTTAAGAAAGGGTCTTGAGAAATAAAATGATCACTTTTATCACTAAATATATTAATATTAAATCCTATATTACCATTATTAGTACCATCGAGAAAGGCAGTGTTAGTAGAATTATCATCAGGGCTAGAAGAAGTAGAACCAACGCCATTAACTCTAAAATCTGTTATTTTGGAACCATATAGGGTTTCCAGTAAGATTGAGGTATTATGTGATATAACAGTGCTACCAACAGAAGTTGAATTTAAAGTTTCACCCTGAACAAAACCATATTTAATATCAAAGTCTTTAACAAATTTTTGAAAACCAGGACTATTTACTAAAGATTTTATAAAGTCTCTATGTGTGTTTTCATAACTGTTATTTTCAGAGGTATCAACATTAAACTGTATTTTGTGAGTTTTTACCCCCTCATGTGTATTTGCAAAAGTAGATTCATTGGACATTAATGTTTTCGTTATTTCAAAGTCAATCTCTACAAAATATTTTTTATCTAAAACCTTTGGTCCTCTACTAAAAGTTATGGTTATTTTATTTGGCTTGTATGTAGCAGGTTTTGCACCGCCTTTTATCTTGAATACATCACCTTGTTTTGTAAATCTAGTGAGAACATTTTCCACTCTCTGTATACCCATGTCATTAGGTAAAGAAACATAGCTAAAATCTAGAGCAGCTACTAGAGCACCATTTCTAGAGACATCCCTTGATATTGGAACAGTTGCCTGAGATATCCATCCTCCATCTATTTCTAATTCACCTTTTGCTGTAGTAGTAGACTTGGTATACATCCAGTCCATTATCTCAGACTTTATTAGAGAGTCTCTTTCTTGATCAACAAGGATCATAACTTCTCTTATGTCTATAGAGCTGTCTTCAGTAGGATCCCCACCGTTAACGATTCTTAATACTTGTTCTGCTATTTTATATCTTGTTGTTGCCATTATTTATTAACAGTTTGATCTTTTTCTTTTTTCTCAGCATAATTTAATGGTTCCGCATCTCTTAAAGAGATTCCAATATAAGAAAGCATTCTTTGAGATATTTCTCTGTGAGTTTTACTAGGTAAAGTAAGCTCTTGAGTATTTTCATTTGAAGGATCAAAAATAGGATTGCCATTTATTATAACATGACCCCACTGTGGTGAAGGTGGTTTAGCTATGTAAACAAGGAATACATTATCAATGTCATCTGACTTAAACTCTATTATTTCACCACTCCCAACACCTTTTCCGTATATCTCAAATCCTTTGTCAAACATTACAGCCACCTTGTGATGAGGACCTGGATATAGCACTTCACTATGAAGCCTGTAAGATAGTTGATCATGTGTTATTAGATCTATTCTACCCCTTCTAAGTTCTTTATTTGGCTCTCCACCGTCATCATTTGTGTGAATTTGTCCAGGCAAAACATCGCTTGAGCTATTTGCAGAAGATCCATGATAAAGTCTTAAAAAGTGCAAGTATTCACCACTCTTCTTTTTTGTTACACTATCAAATTCATTTACAGGATACTTCCACACTCCTAGACCAGAATCGTCATACTCAAGTTTTTTCCTAAACACCACACTTCTTATATCATCAAGAACAGAATGGTTTTGCACAAGAGCTGTGGATGCCTTAGTTCTAGACTCTGCTTCAGTCTTATACCTTGCAACTCTGTCATGTATCAAATCTAATTGAGCCTGTTGTGCTAATAAGTTAAACTCAGATGGTTTTATGAACCCTCTTTGCTCTTTGTTAGCCATGAACTGAACAAACCTGTATAACTCATCTATTGTCATCTTAAATCCTTTTCAGACAAATATAGCAAAAAAAAAGGAGGTAACAACAATGTACCCCCTTTAAATACTGATATGTATATATCTGTTATCCTAAAACTTTCATTTTAGTTTTTATCTGATCAATGATACCGCTACCTTTATCAGTCATGCACATATCAGCTAAACAGTCAACTGGCTTGACACCAAGAGGTATGTGAGTGATCACAGGTCTTTGATCCCCTTGCACCCAGCTTATCTTTTGGCTGTCCCAATCTATAACACCAGATTCTTTACCTCTCATTATGGTTTGTTTGATATCCATCTTTGGATCGTCAAGTCCAGCTATAAAAGATACAGGATCTTTCTCTGCTAAAACTTTCATATCATATCTAATCTCATCAGTAGACTTTTTAGTATTTACTCCTAATACTGTAGCGTAACCGATAAGTTTATCAAGTTCCATTTCAAATACAGTTCTGATAGCATCCATTTCCTTCATACTCTTCTGCATCTTTTCTTGTGCTTTCTTTTCGTTGTCAACCATATAGAAAACTGCTCTAGAATTAGACATTCTGTTTGGATTGCTTCTATTAGCATTACAAGCATCCATAAACTTTCTAAGAGTAGGATTAGTTCTATCAACAATTAAGAATCCATTAGTAAAGGTAATAGGTGACTTTACTTTTGAGTCTTCTTTTTGTTCATCTTCGTATATTGATGATTCACCAGGTATGTATCTTATTTTTCTGTTTACACCTGTTTCTGGATCATATATAATGTCCTCAGCTTTTAACATATAAACAAGAGAGAACTTAACTCTACCTTTGCTATCTCTACTTTCTTTTACAAGTCTATAGGTAACAGGCTTATTAAGATCCTTACCCTTGTTTAAATTATTTATACCATGTGTGTTTGATTTTTTTGCTGTAGGAGTCTCAACAGTTTTCTTAACAGCTGGTTCTACAGTCTTTGTGGGATTGTTTTTTTTCTTTGTCATTTCTAAAATTAAATTAAAATTATTATTAAAATACCCTTGGAGGGAGAGATACTCCCCCTCCTTAGATATGTTCTTTATACTGCCTGTATATCATTTCAAGACAGTTAACAGTTAATTACTAAACTTGTGCGTCCTGAATTACTATTGCACTACAACTTGTAATATGTGAAGAAATATATTCAGCACTTACAGTCTCGTTATTTAAGTTTGTAGTAACATCATCAGCAACAACAATAAGTCCATTATCTCTAGATACTGGTTCATTGATTTTGTCGATGACTGCTGCCATAACTTCACGAATTCTACCCGCTGTAACATTCACTAAAACCACATCAGACTTGTTATCTGCATTAGCAGCACTACCATCACCATGAGTGTTCTGTAGTCCTCTAAAATAAAATTTTAATGATGTTGAAGTAGCAGCTTGCATTCCTAGTAAAGAACTAACAGGATAACAAGCACTAGTTTTAGCATCGACAGCACCCGCTGAACCAGCGTCACCATCATCGTTGTCTACATCAGCAACTGTTCTAAAATATAAATATTTATCCATTTTTTATAAAACTTTTATAAGGTTAATAATTATGATTTCTTGATCAACATGTAACGGTTAGCCGCAAATCCTTCAAAACCTCTTTCACATCTGTAGTGTGATTGTAACACGTCAGAAGTATTAGTTTTGTTTTGTAGAACAGCAGAACCTGTTAACCAGTGCTCCATGTCTCTCGAATAACCGTTAGCAGCTTTAAATCGTATTCTCAACGATGGGATACTCTCTCCAGTTCTAGCATCTCTCTGTGTATCCATAGGAATACAAAGACCGTAGCCAGGGAAGTGATGTCCTGAAGCTCCTAATAAGTTAGGGTGATTAAACAAATCATAAGTTTTCTTATGGAATGTGTATCCACCTCTTGTGAAAGAATTAAACCCTAAGTTTAACGCCATGTCTTTATTGTTTTGGAAAGTACCAAAGTTAGCACCACCAGCAGCGTAAGCACCTTGAGCAGCTAATAAATCATCAATATCTAAAGATAAGTTGATACCAGCGTAAAGAGCGTACTCTTTTGCACCTCGGAATTTATCTAAAGACTTAACGATAGCGTCAAAGTCAGCCATTGTGATAGATGCAGAACCTAAGTCCATAGACTGTCCATCCTCCTCAATAAATGGTAATAAACCTTTTGTTCCTCTAATAGTAGAAGAGTTTATAGATTCACCGTTTTTAAAGGTTAGTGTTTGAGATGCTGAGTCACCATTAAGGTTGTCATTATCTATGTCTTCACCTAAAAGCATCATAATCTCAGAGTAGTCTAAGAATCTCTTATGAGTGTCCGCCTCACCTTTTAAGTACCATACGTATCCTGAGCCCATTTTTTCATTATCAACTTTTACGTATACAATGTTTGTAGCCTCAGAACCTGTTACTTCAAAAGATTCTTTTAAGATCATACACTTGTTAGAGTATTCGTGAACTCTTGGAGATAAACCATCTGGCTGTGGACCACCCTCTGGGTGAGCATTACCAATGATAGCCATCTCATAGTCAGTTCCAGTAGTTTTAGCAGTTGTTAAACCGTTTTGACTAACTGAGAACATAGTGAACTCTCTAGTAGAAGCAGAAGGCATAGCAGATGCTGTTACATACACCATATCCCCATCAGGGAATCTTAGTATGTCACCAACACGTACTGCTGAAAAGTCATCTGTTCCAATAAAGTCTTCAACAAAAGATCCTGTTTGTATAGTAGCTGTCATAGCATCTTCATAACCAACAGCTCTGTCTGAGCCAATTTGAATTTTTATACTATTGTGTAAGAACGCTTCTTCATAGTGTTCAAACGTAGTATTGCTTGTAGGAGCTTTAGCTCCCATAAGTTCGAGTAGTCCTGTAATCCCTTGCTCGCCATAACGCTTAACAAGCTTTTCAGAAACATCTCTTTTTCTTAACGAGTTTGTCGTTAAAGCACTCACATAGTTCTCGTTGGTAGCAACCTGAAGAGCTGTGGGTTTTAACGTCATTCCCGAAGGTATATTAACTGTAGCCATTTTTTTATTATTTTAACTAATTTATATATTTATTATCGATTCCACATTGAACCTTTCCCGTACATTTGATCATCTAACTCATCTAAAACAGATCTTTCTTTTGATGTAGCAACTTTATTTGTGTTGTCAAACGAAGGATTTTTAATATCTTTTACTACCTGCTCGGTACCTTTAGATCTATATTGATTTGCTACACTTCTTATAATGTCTTGAAAGTTGTTTAAGACAAACATTTCAGTGTTTAACCTATCAAAGTCCCAGTTTCCGTCTTCATCAATATACCTATCAAAATAATTATTAAGATCAGAGTTGGAATCTACTAACCCCTGCCTGTGTTCATCAGTCAGTTGGAAAGTAAACTCTTCTCCATTCTCATTCATTTCAAATGTTATTGACTCAACTTCATCAACTTCATTAGACATTGTTTCAACCCATTCCTTTCTTACGGACTCAGATTCCTCGCTAGAGGCTTCATTGTTTTCAACAGGCATTCTATATTTTTCCTGCATGTCCATAAGATCTTTCCTGGCTTGAGAAACATCTTTTTTTAGTTCAATCTTTCCCAGAGTTTGATCTGCTTCACTGTTCTTACCCTTGTCTAGTTTGTACTTAGATTCTATCAAGACATTTATTTCATCCCTACTTAATTCAGGATTATTTTGTGCCATGTGTATCCTCATAACGTCCTCATTAGACATTTTAGAATAATCAACAGTTTGAGTTCTTATATAGTCAGCAATAGTTCTGCCTGTCTCGCTAACAAATTGATTCATCTTTTCTAACTGCTCGTTAGCAAATTCTGATTTTTTACGAGTCAAAGCATCTCTAAAGGAGCTTACGTCTTCAAATTCTGTTCCAAACTGATCGTTTATAAAATTTAAAAAACGTCCTTGAGCTTCTTCTGGAGATTCTTCGCTGACTTCACTCTGTTGAGATTGGTCATTAGATTCACTATGTAAAGAACGGTCATTAGTATCTTGCGATTCTACTGGTTGCTCACTAGGAGTTTGAGTAGCTTCACTAGATTCTTCTTTTATTTCTGTAGTTTCTTGTTGAACTTCTGAACCTCCTGTTAGATCTACAACTTCTTTTTGTAGTTCTTTAGGCTGTTCTTGAACAACTTCACCACTTAATTGTTCAGCGATTAAATCGCCCATATCATCTGCCATATTTTATTGTATTAAATTAAACCTTGTTGCAAAAATAGTGTATTTATAATTATAAACACAAAATCTAAACAATTTTTTTTACATCATTATATCTGGATCTTCTATAGGTGCTTCATTACCTTTTCTCTGTTCAATCATTTTTGATTGGAAATGTGCACTCTTGGCAACAGTTTTTTCTCTAGATTTACCCTGAGTTCTGTTAGCCTCAATCTTACCCAGATTATTTATTTGTATTTTTTCAAGCTCTCTTTGATGTGCAGCTTGTTCATACTGATTTTTCATTTCAAACTCTATCTGCATTTTTCTTATCTCTAACTCAGCATCTAACTGTTTCATTTTAGCGTCTAACTGAGATTGCATATTCATCTCTCCTTGTTTTAGTTGAGCTGTAACTTGTGCTGATTGCTGTTGTTGTTGAGAGTTTGCTTGTATTTGTTGTTGAGCTATAGCCATCTGTTCTTTCTGATATTTCTTTCTTCTTAAAATTAACATTCTGTTTGCTAACTTAACATTGTTAATATCTCTTATTATTATAGCATCTTCTAGCCTAAGTTCTTTTTGTGCTAAAGATAACTGTATAGACTGCTCCAACTGTGCTCTCTCCTCCTCATCAGGCTCTACCTGAATATCTATACCAAACTCATGCAAGGATATATCTTTGTTTAAGTTAACCGTTTTCATAACAGCTTGACCCAAAGCTTTCATATATCCACTAAATGGCTTATCATACTTAACTATGTCTTGTAGCTTTAAACATATAGACTCGCCAGTATCTTCAATTATTTTTAGATACCCATCATTAACAGATCTAGTAGCATTATTTGAAGCCATTAGCTGCATCTTCTGTATACCAACAAGTGCATCGCTAGAAGGTTTAGCACCATCTCTAGCTTCGTTTACTCCAGTCACATCACGTATCATATTTAGATTATGTTGATATATCTGTATCAACTGCATCATATCCCTACCTATACCATTTTCCAACTCTTGAACTGGAAAAGCATTAGTGGCATTACCCTCATCATCAGTTCTCCTATAATATATATTACCAGTTTGATCAAATATCTCCTGTAGTTCAAGTGGTGTAAAAGTACCTCCATCACCTTTAGATACATTCTCTAAAGATCCTATTTCAAAAGCAGCTCCTTTTGGTCTAGCCTTAGCCATAACTTGTTGCATCTTAAGATGTGCTAGTTGTATCTGATCTGCAAAGGGTATCATTCTCTGAACCATAGAAACATTACGCATCTTGTTTAAGTTCGGTGAATATATTGTATATGACAGCTTTGTTTCAGCTAAATTATTTTTTGGTCTAGACATATTCTTTGCAAGACCGTAGTTAAATATATAATCTGATCCTACAATGTATTTACCACTATATACAGCTTTTACAGTGCTGCTTACTTTTTCTCTTTTGTATTTAGAGTTTTTAGGAGTTTTGTATTTACCTTCTTTCTTCCTAAGAGAGAACCCTCCAAAAGCATTTTCTTTCTTTTCATAATTTAACTCATATGTACTAATAAATTCAGCATCCATAATTTCTACAGAAAATTTATCGTACTCATTAGAATAATCTCCACTGTTAGAAAAAGACTTTCCATATAAAGTATCATCATCTACTTTCTTTCCATACTTTTCAGCAATCTCTTTATATTCATCTTCTGTAAACTCATCCCCAGCTATTCTTTTTAGCTCAGATATACTAATAGTGTATATCTCTCCAGCATGATTTATATTTTTGTAACTAGGAGAATCAGAATATGAAGTTATTAGCTGTGTAGGATTTACATATTTAATTTTTATACCATGAGAAGCGTCTATGTAAGTTTTCACAGCTGCTGTTCCAATAACAACTAAATCTCTAATTATTCTTTTCCTGGTTTCACTGAAATCATTATTTTGCAATACATACTCTATACCATTTTCAAGAGATATTTCTTGAGCTAGTTTAAAGTGCATATCCATATATACTTGTAACTCTTGTATACTTTCAGGAACAAATCCCTTTTTGGTAAAATCTTGACCTGTAATTTTTGACATACTAGCTCTAAGAGGTGCTGTCTTCATGTCAGCAAATAGTCCTCTAGCCTTATCATCTCTTTGATCTATAGATAGCTTGTCTACTCCGTTTGCTCTAACTTTAAATTCTTGATTAAACATACCACCAGAAATAACATCAACAAACTTAGGGACTATACAAACTGGAGTCCAGTCTATATTCATGTAAGAAGTATCACCCTCTACGTCAAGAATATCTTTATATTTAGATACACTTTGGGTGCCTTCTGCGTAAGCACGCATTTTTTCATATTGTCTTTTTCTATCCTGGTAGCTTAAGTCAGTATTACTCTTATAATCATAATACATTCTTTTTAAATATTGAAGACCATACTCTTTCGTAGCTTTTTCTTCATTGGTAGCAAAGACCGTTGGATATCCTCCTATAGTTTCAAATTGAGTTTTCATTTATATTCTCTTAGATATTATTCCTGTATTATTATATTTTTTTACAAAGTTAAGATTTATTTTTCTAACTTTCTTTTGTCTAACGTGTTTTTGTGAAGCTAACAGAGCTAAACTAGAAGCAACAGTAGCATCATACTTTGTTCTATTGTCTGGCTCAAACCTGCTCCAGTCATTTAGTAGTCTGTTAAAATAACATTTACCCATCTCTCCAGTATCCTCGTTGTAACCTATATGATCATAAACATAGCTAGCCACAGCCTCTGTCTGAGCATTTAAGACAGCTACACCAGTAGATGGTATACCTTTTGTTTTTTGAGATCTACTATTACTAGTGTGAGTAGACTCTGGTCGATCCATCAAGTATTCATAGTATCCTCTTCTTTCAAAATACTTTATTATACCGACCTTGTTATTTTCTATAAGTATTGGACATCCATAGTATACACAAGTTTTTATCACATCCTCGTAAAACATCTCAGCCTTAGGAGGTCTAGCTATGTATTCACAAACAAACTGATTTGAGAAGTCATCCATCATGCTAAACTTTTTGTAAACATAACAAGCAGCATCAGATCTTCTACCGTCAGTAGTAGTGTCGTGATCATAAGGGTCACAACCAGCCACCATCTCCATACTATTAGCAGGAGCTTTTCTGTTTCCAACTTCTTTTATTTTGTTTCTCCTATCTTCTGGCGGCAACCAAGATATTCTCCACCTGCCTTTTGAATTAGGAACCCACTGAACTTTTCCATCTTGAGTTCCACCCTTCCATATAAAGTCTCCTTTTACCACTAGATTTGTAGCTTGTTCGTTATAATCCATCTGCTGGTATATCTTTTCAACATCAAAGGGACTATGTCTAGAATCACTTCTAAAAGCTTCATCTATAGTAAAGGGTCTTTGTCTTTTTTCTTCAGACAATTTAGTAGTATTATTTTTATAGGCATCTCTTATGTTTTGTAAATACTCTTTAGATCCAATACTTTTACCTATAAATTTAGACTGTTCTTTTGTTGGTGTATCAATCACAGAAAATCCGTACTCATCTATGAATCCTTCGTACCCATCATAAGCTGGAGTAAAGTAAGAATACATACCAGATCTAGTTCTTCCGTTAGCATCTCTGTCTTTTACATCGCTGTCATACCATATATTTTTAAAGTTCTCACCACCTGAAACCTCAAGCTCATTGACAGTGGAAGGCATAAAACATTTCCCTATGATTCTATCTCCTAGTGTTAAACAAGATCTTACAACTTCCCAGTTTTTTTCTACACTAGCCTCTGTCCACTTACCAGCCTCGTCACATAGATACCTTATTAACTTTACTGAGTCATAAGAGTTTTCTCTAGTGTTTCTCCAGTCTATTTTACTATTCAAAGCCTCTGACTTTGTAACTTTGGAAAAGTTCTTAGTTATCTTCTGACCTGGTGTGTTAAAACTAAGTGTGCTTTTAGGATTGTCACTACCATCTATTATAGGCTGAAAAAAGAAAGGCAAACTTCTAAACATATAAACTAATTTGTCTGTAAACAAAGATTTAGCGTCAGCACCAGTTTTGCTAGTTATGCCTCCATGAGAATTGTATCTTGATGTTATTTCATGTAGCAACATAGCAGCCCCTTTGTAGGAAGCACCCTCTCTTCTATGCTTTACCATTACCATCCCAAAAGAATTAGGATCTTGCTTGCATATTTCCCAGAATATAAAAAACCTTCTGTCTCTATCTCTGTACTCAGGATATCCTACGTCCATCTTGCACCAGTTTAAATAATAGTAATGCTCTCCAGTTATGTAGGTAGGCACACCATTATTCATAAACCAGACCCCTTCTTCTCTTCGTTTAAACTCTTGGTCTATAAACCAAGAATATTTTGAAACAGTTTCTTGACTGAGACCATCTGGCATTTCTGTTCTTTTCCACTTCTGGTCTTTCTTTTTTAAATCTGAAAACAGTATTTCTTTTTTCTTAGGCTTTACGGGAAGTTTAAACTTCAAACTATTTACTTGTATATACTCCGACATAATAAATTTTAGCCAATTATGCAAATATAATAAAATAAATCTTACTCTCTATTTTTTGGCATACTTTTCTGAGAAGCCAGCTTTGAACGATTTCTCCTCTAAATCCATATCATCTTCAATAGATTCACCTTCTTTTATTTGATTTTGTATCTTGTTGATAGCCATGAGTATATCTTGAGCGTCCATAAAACACTCCTTCTTGGCTTTCATAGCATTTCTAGCTTTGTCATCCTGAAGATCTGGATCTATAGGTTTCTTAACTTCCTCCAGCAAAAGATCAAAAGCTTTGTTCCCAGAGTCTATAAGACTTTGTAGCTTTTTATTAACATCTACTTCTTTCATTTACTTTCATATTTAGCAACACAGAGCACCTTTCATATTCCTCTAAGTCTTCATAATACTCTATCATAAAGTCTATGCACTCATCTAGGTCTTGTTCTGTTAAGTCTTCCTCTACCATATTCCACAAAAAACAAGCTGGACTTTTTGAAGTTAATATCTGATCTATAGTTTTTCTACCCGTTAATATATCATATGAGTTTGAAACGCACATATCTAATATTTCTTCTTTAGTCATCATTTTTCTACTTTTGCTAATATGTCAAAGTTACGCATTCTTAACAACTTATCACCCTCTATCTTCATATCATATTCAGAATTTTTAGAAAATATAACCTCATCTCCTTTTTTTAAGCCCATTTTTTTCATTTCGTCATTCATATATTCTATGTATCCATATAGCTCTTCATCTTCTGCTTCTGGCTTTATGTATATACCAGACTCTGTGATATAGTTAGATTCGTCCTCTATTTTCTGTCTAACAAAGTTCCAGTGATTTAACATCTTAAGTTTACCTTTTCTAACTCTAGCATACACATGAGCACAGTGAACTTTAAAAACTTTTTCTTCATCATGATATGTTAACTCATTCTCTTCGCTTATTAAAAAGTGATGACAATAAACTTTATCGCCTTCTTTTACATCCATAGATATACCGTTGGACAAAGCTATAGGTACTCCAACAACTGTGCCATACTGTCTGGCGTGGTGCATATGGTTATAACTTGTTTCTAAAAATAACTCTCTACCATTTAACTCTATGGTGTCTTCGTGAGTCTTTTCTACTTTTACAAAAAAATAATCTCTTATAGGTTTCATATCACTTCGTATTTTTCTCGTTCTTCAATATCATACTCTATCGCTGTTGGTTGACCAAAAAACCTTTTCCATGGCTTTGAAAACTCATCGTCTTTGGTTTTTACGTAAACATCATACACTACTTGTTGATGCTTGTACCAAGCAGCTTCGTCCTGTATTATAGCAGTTATCTCTATATAACCACCGTTCATTAACTGTCCAACCTTATAAGTTAGCCCCTGTTTCAAATCCCCTATAGTTATCTTTCTAATAATAGGATTTATAGATTCTATTTCACTCATCATCTTTTGTATTAGTATTATATTCAGAATCAAACTCATAAGTATAAACTTGCTGATCTGATGAAATATCTTGAGACTTTTCTTTTTTTAACGCAACCTTAAGAAGTATTAAGTATCCTATAAGATCTGATATTGTGTCTTCTGTTTTATCATTTATACCCTTGTTCTGTATACGCATAAGCTTATCATTTATACGTGCACACAAAGAGTCCACTGGAGATCTTGAAGGAAATACTGTTGATGGGTTGGTGGCTGAATCGCCATAGTCTCGATTCTTCTTTATAAGAAGATTTTTCATAGATTCGCACATCTCCTCTATGAGTTGTTCTGTTGTTTTCATGGTATTGTATTAAATTAAATTGTCACTAATATAGTGAAAAATTTTTATTAACACAAATTACCCAATAATTCTACTTAATTTTATGTAAGCTACAGATATATACCTAGCTGCCGCACTAAGAGTTTTAGCCCCAATAAAAGAAAATAAAGGAACCCCATTAGTAAGAGCGTTTGATTTTGTTGTTGACAAACTTTGAGTAGCACCACCAGCTGTTGCTGAAGTTACTAAACCATACTGAACCTCGTTGACAAATGCAGACACTTGCCTGTTGGAGTCTATTTCTATTCTTAATCTGTAGGAAGTAGTGTCAGCAACCGCTATGCCTAGGTCCGTAACAAAATGAACTCCATCTACAGAATATATAAAGTGTAAATTAGCATTTGTTGTTAGAGCTGTAGTAACGGGACCATCATCACTGGTGTAAAGAAAATACGCCTGATCAGAATCTGTGTAATCATCAGAACCACTTTTTTTAAGACCTCCCCAAAAGGCAAAGTTATCTTTATCATTAACATATATAGACGTTTCCCATTCAAGTTCTTTTTGTGTTAGAAAAGAGTTTTGATCCCATAATGTCTGACTAGATTCCTGATGTGCTTGCAATAAAATCTCATCATCATCTGAGCTTCCAGTTTGTAGTTTAACACCACCTATAGCTGTGTCCCAAGACACAGAAGATGTTCCAGCAACATCTGAATATTCAAAATTAACATTAGCTTTTGCTCTAGCGGTAATAATAGCATCATTATCACTATGACTAGCATCAGCATTAGTTAAAGGTGCATGAAGTGTATCGTGAAGAGAAGGTAGTTGTGAAAAATATTCTTCAAGCTGTATTCTTTGAGTTGATTGTCTAAAAGAACCTTTCCCTGTCATTTCTATATCACCATTAACTATAATTTTATCATTGATATTATCCACAACAAATAAAGTATTATTGCTACTGCTAGTAATTTTAAATGCTTCAAATCCTGGACCTAAAGAGAAAAGTGCAGACCCTGAATTAGATCCAACATGTAAAGAACAGGTAGGTACAGTCTGAGATATACCAAAATAAGTAGAGTTAGAAACAACTCTACCCTCAGAGTCTTCTACGTAAAAATAAGTATTGTTACCACTAGACGCTGTGTCTATATCTCCAAGCTTAACATTATAAGCCCCTAAGAAGTCTCCAACATAAAACTTATTGTAACCATTAGGATTCTGAACTAAAAGATTTTGAACACCCGTTCCAACTATATGCAAGTTAGCTCTAGGAGTTGATGTAGAAGACAAGTTTAAAGATAGATTACCTGATATATTAGCTCTGGTCTCGCTAAGAGACAAAGAACTATTGTTGCCATCACCATCTTCTATTACAGTTGGTGTAGATCCGTTAAAACCTACAGTGGACTCTGTCTTTAATAAAGTCTTATATGTATCTTTTATGTTTTGTCCTGTTAATGTTGCCATGTTATTTATTTATTAAAATAATCCGTAATAGTCTAAATAGACAAGAATCCTACCCGCTGTAGCGTCTGTTGTTCCGTTTGATGTTCCTTCACTAACAATATAAAGAAAGCTGTCTGCTGAAAGCTCACCATTAGTCTGGAGAACATCCTCTCTTCCTCTACCACTAAAAAATTGTTTTTTAAGGTTTCCAGATCCAGATCCAATGTTAGGTCCAACATCACTTAGGACATCATCGGTTCCGTAACTAAATATACTGGGAGTGGAGCCATCTAGTAGAGGTTTATAATTAGCAGGTACAGTTCCAGCAGAAACACCATTATTTGTCCCTAGTCCCAACTCAAAATTATAAGTTGCTAAGTTACTAAGTTCTTTTACTATTATTGTCACTGATTTTATCCTTGCAAACTGAGGTATCTGTACTGTTCCTATTTGCTTTATGACACCATGATCAGTAGTGTTGGCATCAAAAATATCTACTTCTGCTACGATAGTAACAAAACCAGTACCCATCTTTACCACTCTTACAACATCGTTTGAGTTATTGCCAGTTACGTCAGTAAAAATCAGATCACCATCTGGCTGAAGTGCCAAAATAGCTCTTTGAGACCCAGCACCATCAACAGTTTTGATTGTAGTAACACCCCTATCTAAAACCTGGATCTCACAGTAATCATCTGTGGTTGCACCAGCTTTTTCGTATATTCTTAATTTGGAATCTACGCCATCTTCTCCAAAAAATTCAAAAGCAGGATTAGATGCAGTTGTGGTTTGCACAGCAAAAGTGTTAGTAGTAGATCCACTACCGATTATAGCCTTAGTTTTACCATCAGCAATAAAATTTATATCAGCATCAGTACCTGCCGCATCTGTAGTTGAAAAATCAGCACCTCCACTAGAAGTTATACGTAACTTTAAAAAATCATCTGTATTACCATTATTATAAAAGAATGTGTCACCTCCAGCATTGTCTATTGCAAGATCTCCATCTATATCAAATGTTAAGTTAGCGGCTGTCCCATCATCATCTACTGTAGTTATTGTTGTTGCTCCAGCAGCACCTGTAGCTATACTAAAGTAATCTCCAGTATCAGCAGTGCTAACGAATTTAACATCCATACCTCCATCCGCAACCTGTGAATACAAACCTACATTGTTAGCTACTGTACCCATTAGAACTGTATTATGTATTCCTATTTGAGTTATATTATTGTTGTCATTTATACCCCCATTATTAAGAATGGCTAAATTGTTATTTAGACCTGTATAATTAATCGTACCACTATTACCACTACCTACATTATCCATAGAGAGCTCAAGGTTTGTTTTTGTTGAGGTGACAGATGATACTGTACTTACAGTGGTCTTATACTCCATTTGATTACTAGTCGTAACCTGAGTATTAGGTTGACCATCAAGGTGAAGAATATGAAATAGTCTACCATCAGACTCTAAAGAGTTACCCCCATGTACTAAATATAAACCTTTTCCAGTTGTTAATGATGAGGTTGAGATATCTATAACGTTACCTGTTGTGTTTGCAGTAGCATTTATATCTAAAGCTATCTCATCTACATCAAGATTTGATATTCTAGCTGCGGAAGTACCTCCACTTGTTGGATTTTCTATAAACAGTTTTCCCCAGGATTTTGATGGGGTTCCAAGACCTCCTTCTTGATCTGCTCTGGGGACTATATTTGGTGTTGCCATGTTTTTTCTTTTTTATATTTTAATTATAAGGATTTGGGAATACTGTATCGTCTATAGGCTGAATGTCACCATTAGCATCTACGTTCCAGTATCCTTCATCATATGTTTGTTCTAGTTCTGCATCAGGATCAGCAGGCTGATAATCGTATACTCCATTTACCAATCCTGTAGTTATATCTAAATCCCAAGAGTCATTGAAATCATATAGAGTTGGTATAGGTGTCACCGCATCATACGTGCTTCCAGAACCTGTTGAGGTAGCAGCTTCCCACATGTAGTCTTCTATGACTACTCCCGCAGAAGAAGATCCAGCACCCGCTAAATCTCCAAAGACTAATGAAGCTCCTAATCCTAACGCCATATCTTAATGTTTTGGTGCTAGGTAACATATTACCCCTCCATCAGCATCTCCTGCTGCCATCTGAAAAGTTGTCCATCTACCATAAATAGTTAAACCTTTAGGAAATATAGTTGTTCCAGATCCAGCGTTAATCTCTTCTCCCCCTGTACCTTCATCACCTGTTCCTGAAGAATGAGAACCAGTTCCTGTTGTTGTTATGTAAATCTGAGAGTTTTCATCTTCGTTCTCACAAGTCATAGCAGAAACAGTTGTGTCCGCCATAAATGTTATAGCACATATAATTTTGTCAGAAGGTGGAGTTACCAAGTCAGTATCATTTACAAATATTGATCCGTACTGTCCAAGGGTAGCTTCTTGTGCTTTCGTTCCTGATAATGCCATTTTATTTTCTTTTAAATTGTTCCGTACAAATATAGTAATTAATTCCAAATATAAGAAATATTTAGTATATTTGATCTATTGTAATAAAATTAAAAGTTTTGAGTAGAGATAATTACTTGAAAAACTACAGGAATATACTGTTTGATTTTAGAGACAGTTACGGTCTTAAAATATCAGACATTGAGTTTTTGTTTTTTGTATACGATATGGAAAACTTTACAACCAAATACATCTCTGTAGACTACAGATGTTCAAATTCATTTGTAACGAGAAATTTGCCTGAACTGCTAAAAAAGGGATATATAAAAATATATTTAGAGAGAGCTCATGGTAGATCTAGAAAGTATATGATATCTCAAAATGGTAAATTATTAGTAACTAGGTTTTATAGACTATTAAAAGAAACAACATATGGCACGTTTAAATAGAAGAAGGCTAAAAGATTTTAAGATAGAAGAAGATGAATTAGGAAATGTAACCGTAGAGGACACATCAGTGCCTGCAAATAAGTATACTAAAATGACTACCGCTGATCTGCAAAAAGCTTTTGGTCAGTTTTATGATTTTGAAGGAGACAAGTTTACAGACTCTCAAAGAAGATTTGCTACTGGAAGACCACAAAACTGGGCTAGATTATTCGAGACTCCTGAAATAACTAACTTTAATTTTAACCCTAGAAAAGCTACGAGTCCATTCTATCGTGGAAGTCAAGATAAAGGAGTTAATCAACATCCATATAGTCTTAGTGCTGTATTGCTAGATCAAAGTCCTGAAGTTTTAGAGAGGCTTTTAGCTATGGAATATCAAAGAGCTCCTAGAAAATTAGAATCTAACGAATCAATAAAGAAAAGATTTGGCTTAGAAGGCAAAACAATATCTGCTGCTGACAGGATGCAGATGAAAAAAATAGATCAGAAAAAATTAGAAAAAGAATTTGAAAAATTAAAAAAGAATCCAAACTACAAGGGTCACGCTGCTGATCTTCAGTTGATGAGAAAACTTTTAAACATGCCTAATCTTAACAGCACTGAAGCTGATCTTATAGGTGAACAACTAAAGAGTGCTAAAATAAGAGACGCTATAGTAGCAAAATATCCTCAGTTCGAAAAAGACGCTGCTGAAGGTAAGGCTCCTTACAGAAGAAGATCTGGAACTAGAGGCAAGGGTGGTGAATTTATAAACGCACCGCAAAACTATCAGATGAATCTACAGGCTTCTAATATAAAAGGAGATCCTAGCAAAGAATGGTTAAAAGTTCAAAGCGTATCTAATAGAGGTGCTACAGAACAGGGTACTGGCGGATTAGACAAACCACAAATAGTGCAAGAGCTATCTAAGGATAATGAGTTCTTCTCTGGTTTAGATATCGGGAGGGGAGATCTACGGTTCGATCCAAAGATAACTAGACTAGGTGAAGAAGGTAATCAATTATTTAACTTTGGTGTTAGGTATGATGAAGAGTCTGGTAGGCACTTTTCTGAAGGAAGAAAAAGATTCTTAACACAAGAGGAAGAACAAATATATAGAAATGCGGCTGCTAACAAGTACGTAGAGGATTCTGGTTGGACCATGTTTGAACCAAGTTCAGATATAGAATCTACTCCTTCTCCTACTTCCGTTCCTTCTGGCAAGACGCAAGATATGAATATTGTAAGAGAAACAAGGGTTGATCCTGAGTCTCAACTATCAATGACCCCTGTATCTAGTGATCCTTTAGAAATAACTCAAGACTTGTCACTGCCCCCTCAGCCCGATGCTAAAAAAGAAAAAGAGGGAAAAGTAGAAGCAGAGTTTCCTACGATGAAGTTTCAAGATGGTGATGATGATCCAGTAGGTAGCTTTTTAAAAGAAGACGAATCTATAGATGCTATACTTAAATCTTTAGAGACAGGTAAAAATGTTCAAGATAAATCTGAGTACACTGAAAAAGATCTGGAAAGAGATAAGAAAATCATAGAAGAAACATACGGTAAGGATGCCGCTAGTGAGCTTCAAGATAAGATAGATGAACAAAAACAAAAGCTAAAAGCCTTAAAAGAAGAAAAGGAAAAAGATGAAGAAGATAGTGATGAAGAAGGTGATGATGATACAGTAGGAACCATGGACAATGATGTTGATGATGACATAGAATCTACTGAAAGGGAGATAAGAGATCTAGAATCTGAACTGGACTACACACCTCAGACAATAGCAGGTGTTCCTGACTACACCCCACAAACAGAGGATATAGATATGGCTTTCAAAGGTCTTAAGATACCTAAGTATCAAGAGGGGGGTAAAGACTTTATTCTTATGCCTCAAGGTAAAGACAATCAAAGTGCTAGACAAAAAGAAGCAGACTTCTTTAATAATCTATACAAAAACTTCGGAGAAAATTTTTCCGCTTCAGACATAGTTCTAAGTATGGTGCCAGGAGTTGGTCCGTTAAGCAAGGCTAGAAAAGCTGTAAAAGCAAGTAAACAATTAAAGATACCTTTTCCTAAGCTAACTAAGGGGACTAAGAATCTTAGCAATCAGCGTATGAAAAATATGACCCCTACACAGCAGAGAAAGGCAGATGAACAAATAATAGATGAAATAATAAAAAAGCATGGTAAAGACTCCAAGCAGTATAAAGATGCTTTTAATCAATATTCAGACAATACAATGAAAGGGTTTTATATGGAAGTTCCAAAAAAGGGAGATCCATTTTATGAATATCAACTTAGATAATATATTATGAAAAAAGGAATGATGATAATAATAGAAGGTGCAAGTGATCACTCTATGCAGAGCGGAGGTGAAGAAATAGATGTTTATGGATATCAAACAGAAAATTTTCATATATGTCCTGGAGCTAAAGAGTCTTTTGAAAAACTTGTAAAAGCTGGGTATAGAGGAGAAGAGATGGAAAAGGTTTCTAATATGGCTATGCTGGTAGATGATTACTTAGGATTAGAAATACATATATTAAAAAATGGAGCTAACCAAGAAAACATAAGGGAAATGATAGACAAGGGTAACGCAGTTATGTTTTATGTGGGCTGTTTGGCTGAAAAAATTCAAGACGAAACAATCATTAGATTATTTGATTTTATGCCCGATCATTTATTAGTGGCTATGGGTATGAAAGATAATGAATTTAATGACATGCAACCAATGCAAGATCAGTCTTGTTAAATTAACTATTAAAACAAAAAATTATGGCATTAGCAACAAGAAAATCAGGAAACATACATTCAAAAACAGGTAGCGATCTATTAGCTATGAAAGCAAAGTACGATGCAAACGCATTAGACATTATGCCAAAGTATGATGACTTTCAAGCACTACTATATCAATTACAATTATTAAGAGAGGATATTGACGAGCTTAGAAGATTTATTGCAAGTGATGAATTTTTAGAGTCAAACCCAGTAGGAGGAAGATTACCAACTAGCGATCCAAGGTCTGCTGGTAGACTATGGAATAATAATGGAGTATTGAGTGTTAGTCGAGGCTAAGTTCTTACCTTAGATCTATTTCTTCTGTATTCACGCCTTACAGCTTTACAGCCTTCACACCTACATCCGTTTCTATAAGCAGTAGCAGATGGACAGGGAACAGCCTCCTTTTGTCTAGCGGCAGCGTAGTTGCAAGAAGCGTGTGAGAAAGCTATATTATCCAGATCAAAAAAATTACCCACAGGATCGTCAGAGTCTAACCAAGGTGTCTTGTGCTCTACAGTCATATGCTTAGAGCTTTCTATCTCTGCACCACACTGATAGCACCAGTTGATCTTCAAACGCCTAGCTAAACTAAATAATAACTCTTTCTTTAATCGGTGTGCGGCAGTGCCAGGGTTCATCCCTAGCTGTTTAGTTTTTTTGGTTTTAATACACATTACTTACGTTTTTTGTTTAACTTAACGCCCCTAGCTCTACGATCACCAGGAGTCCTAGTCTTGTTGCCCCTGTTCTTAGAAGGATCTTCCATGATCACAGTACCATCAGCCATGTGAGAAACATCTTTGCCGCCCTTGCCATATATCCTTTTCTTTCTGCGGATCTTGTTGAGCTTGGCACGCTTTTTCTTAGACTTAGAATCGCTGTGAAACTTCTTGTATTCTTTTTTGTAATTCCTAGGCATAAGGCAAATATAATAAAAATGATGAGATATGCAAAGATTTGGGATAACTATACAATATACAGGGTAACAGCTGTCACACCAAATCAACATTATGCAAGGGGGTACCCTAGACCAGAACAACAATAACAAATACAAACGTCGTTTTTTGCCCTGCCCGTACAATTTTGTATGTCGTTTTTAGCACTACCCCAACCTGTACAGAATTTTTTTGGGGGGTCACAGCTCTTCGTCCTAATTCAATTTTATTTTGAGTGTGAGGTGTGAATAAATCCGAGACAATCCTACCTACATTTCCCATTATGACTCTGTTAACAATCTGAAGTGTATTTAGTTTTTTGTGTGATCATAATTAAAAATCTAATAACGAGAGTGAACGGGGCATAAAAAAAGGGGGCAAAACCCCCTTCAAAAATTTAGTAGTTAATTTTATATTCTCGGTAGAAAGTGTTCATCGTTACGAATCAAACCTCCGACATCGTGCATTAATGTCTGTGCAATCATTTTTCTATACCCAAATGACTCATAACACTCTTTGTCTTGTTCGTGAGTTTCTACAAATCGAATCATTTCCTTTGTCCAATTTGGATTGTCCAACATTACTCCGAGAATCATCCATCCGTAGTTGTCAGAGTTCCAGAATGTAGGGATGTACTCTCTCATTATTTTCTGTCCTCTTTTTAGTGTTTTCGCTTTAAGTTTTTTAGTCTCCATAGTTAGTTAATTTTAGTTAGTATTTTGTGCTTAGTTTAATGTAAGTAAATAGTATTATACAAAATATATATTGTACCCATATTAAGTTGTTAATTAATTCAATCATAGTTATAAATTTTTTGGTTATTTCCAGCAATATACAAAAATTACACAAATAAAAAAAGGGAGCATCTGCTCCCCCCTTTCACTATCATAATTCACTATCATCTAATCGTCTGACAGAAAATATTTGATTTGCTCTAGTTGGTCTAATACTTTAGCTGTATTACCTTCAATGTTAAAATAGTCCTTGACAATTTTTAATGTCCAATCTCTATAAGGTTTTAATCCTTCGCTAAACAATCTGACATCCCTAATACATATAGCTAAATTATATTCTGCTTTAGTTCGCATCCTTCCGTTTATATTCATTGGTTTGTCAAAATCTTTTGCCCATCGACTGTCCAACATTCTGTAATAAGTTTCTTTTAAAATTAGTTTTTCGGTATTCATTTTTTATAATTTTTTTTGGTTAAGTCTGCAATATATATAAAAAAAATGGGAGTACAAAACTCCCACCAAAAATAATTTTTTACCGATATGTTTTAAATAGATCTATTCTAAAATCTAAATATGAGAGAGAACAAACTCCTCTTTTTTTTAGTTAGTAACTCAGGGTATTTGTCACATATATGTCTGTAAGTATTTATTTGATTTTCTTTATTTTCTAAATTCATTTGTAAATCATCTATATTACCATCTTTATCAAACCTTGGATACTTGGTCCATAAGTAATGATTCTTACCATTTTTATCTATCCAATGAACTTTAGACTTGTAATATATTAATTCTTTTTTCCATTCATTGAAACAAGTGAAATCTTTATTCTTCATAGTAGTAGTTTAAGGTTTATATTTAATTGTGCAATATAACTGCACAGTTTCTTTAATGCAAATATATACAAATTTATTATATAAAAAAATTTTTCACTTTTATTTGGTATTAATTATAATTTGTGTAATTTTACGACATAAGGCACTTGTGGATAAGATTAAAAGACAAGCAGTCAAAATTTATATTAACCCTCTGAGTATGATAATAAATACAGAGTATAAACAAACAGAATTATCTGAAAGAAAAACAGTAATCTTATCTACGAGTGTATAATGTTAAACTAAAAAACAATACTATGGAACTATACACATTAGAATACTACAGACACAAATCTAAAGTACAACAATTACAAATTGATTGGTTAGATGAACTATGCAACTACGAGAGAGAGGGTTGGAATGAATTTAATGACGATGAAGACAGAGATGAAAGGAGAGAAGACATAGATAATCTGTACAAACTTTTCACTGAAGAACAAAAGAAATTTAAAGAACTTTATAACCTATAATTATTAACTAAAAAACTATAACTATGGAAACAAAATGTAAACTCAAGATGTTTAAAAATCAAACACTAATTTTAAAGAAACTAATAGAACTTATAGAACATAACACCCACAATATGTGGGACTCCAATCTACAAGACACAACTGATTGTATAATACTTGAAGACAAGGAACTTAAAGACATGGTACACGAAGAAGATACTATGGAAAAAGATTTTAAGAATCATAAGTTTAATGGCTCCGAGATATTAAAAATCGTAGATCTGCTAAAAAAAGACTTGTATAATTCTTCTGATTGGGAAGAGGA